ATGTTAAGCGACTCAAAAATCAGAAGTGCAAAACCAAAAGAAAAGCTTTATAGAATTGGTGATTCGGACGGGTTATGTATTGAAATCAAACCTAATGGAAAGAAGTATTGGCGCTATCGTTTCCAGTGGCTTAAGAAAACTCAAATGATGAGTTTAGGTGAGTACCCTATTATTGGCTTAGCCGAAGCACGTACAAAACGAGATGAGGCTAAATCCTTAGTAGCAAGCGGCATAAATCCAGTTGAAGAAAAAGAAAACCAGAAAAAGGCTAAATCTGATGAGTATGAAAATAGAGTTCTCTTTAAACATGTTGCTGCAGAATATAAAGCTGAAAAATTAATTAATCGTTCAGAGAGATATCAAGAAGCTTTTCAACGTGCTTTAGATAAAGATATTTTAAAAGTTATTGGTGAAAAGGATATTAAAGAAGTTACCTCGGCAGACGTTTTAACAATTATGAAAAAGACGATTGCACGAGTTAAGCGTCAAAAAAACCATGGTACCGGAGAAGTATCAGCAATCCAAAATCGTACTTTTATTGGTGGCGTTATGCGTTATGCGATCGCCACACTTAGAGCTGAGTATGATCCAACATATGCAGTCAAAAACGTTGTTGAGCGGCCTGAAATAGAACATGCAAGACCAATGGAAAAGCATGAGGCTGCACAACTTAGAAATAAATTAAATAATTATGGCGGTTCTACTACAGTTCGAAATGCTGGACTTGTAATGCTCTACTCAATGCTTAGGACTATCGAGATTCGGCGTATGAAATGGGATTATGTTGATTTCGAAGCTAGAACTATCACATTCCCCAAAGAGATGATGAAAAAGAAGCGCATACATATCGTCCCTATGTCTGATCAGGTCTTCAACATTCTTCAAGAGCAACGTAGTCTAGTTGGTAATCGTGAATATGTATTCCCTGCCATTTATCAAGATGGAATGCTTTCAGCTACCACAATGAATAAAATGCTTGATTATATTGGCTTATCTGATGTAACGGCACATGATTTTCGTGCTACAGCTTCCACGCTTTTAAATGAAAAAGACTACGATGATAAGTGGATTGAAAAACAATTAGCACATGCGGATGGTAACAAAACTCGTGCTACTTATAACCATGCAAAGTATTTAGAAAGCAGACGCAAAATGTTGCAAGACTGGGCAGATATTGTTGATAGCTGGGCCAGTTAAGAAGCCCTTAAATGTAAAATCACTTACTAAATAATTGAGAATCAGCAAATGAAAGATTGGGTCTATTTTTATATCGAGCACACAATTAAATATGGTGAACCATTTTATAAAGAAATCGGCTGGTCACTAGGTTTGCAAAATAATTATATAGTTATGAGCGTAATACGAAGCTAGTGATTACGTAATAAGCATTAGAGTTTAAGATTTATAGTTAGAAATATTCTGATCTACTTAAGGAGAAAGTCGTGGAAGAAAGCTTTACAGAAATAGATAAATTTTAGAATTTATACCAAATAACGATTCCAGTACTTGATGGATAAAAAAAGCCCCATCAAATGGGGCTTTTTTTTGCATAATGCATCGAAAATTTCGAATAAATTACTCAGGAGGTTCTTTTAAAATTGTCATCATTTAATCCTCTTTTAGTTTGTGTTGTCTTCTAGAATGAAATCAATAGTTTCTCTAATGTTCATTTCGGCATTAATTATTCGAATTTGTTTATAAGCACTCATCCCAAGCCTTTTGATTGGAGTTGCAAGTAATGCATTCAAAAAACTATGTGGGGCACTTTTCACATTCTGACAATCAATGATTATTTTTTTACCATCTTCTATAGCTGGAAGTAAATACTTATCTCGGAAATTTATCGCTTCTTCTTTAATTTCTGCGAAATCTCCAAAGTAAGCACTCATATGTACAACAAATTGTTCATCTTCTTTAATTTGTTTCTGTTTATTTCGTTCAGACTCTGCATTCTTTCTTAACTCTTGTAAGATTGTCTGCAAATCATTCTTTTCATCTCCTTTAAGTTTTATCACTAGAAATGCAATCGTCCCATTCCATGAGTTCTCAAGCGTTTTTGAAGTAATGTCTCTTGGTGAAATATGTACTAGCCCATTTCCAGAAACAATATACATCTCACCTTTTAACTTTCTTATAATATTTGAAGATAAATATAGTCCCATACCAGCATTATTTTTTGCATTGTAAGGATTTGTTATGGCAAAGGTACCTGACTTTTCGGGTTGTATTGATAACTTAATTGCTTCTTCATCCGAAGATAGCCCAGGATAGCTTTGCTCAATATGTTTCTTAATTCCCATCCCAAGGTCAGCTATAATAAATTGGATAACATCTTTGTTCTGGTACCAGCATAATTGAACAATTGATGGAATTAGAATATCTAGTGATTGAGAGTAACATGTACCATGTTCTTGAGTATTGTACATTAATTCACTTAATACATACCGCAAGGTATCCGTATAGGAAATATCGAAGCCAGATGTATAGCTTTCGATTGCGCTAATAATATTTTTAAAATCCTTATTATTGTTACCTTTTCTTAATGCAAATAACGGCTTAAAGTTATCTCCTTTGAATTGTTGGTTAGGTTCTAATAGTACGGGAAAAGTTCCCGTTGCACCTAATCGCTTCCACATTAGGCCAACACCTGACGTAGCTGTCCGATCATATAAAAATTCTACTTTACAACCGTTATTTTTAAGATGCCAAGCATATAAAACAATCAGAGACAGTGCTTGATAATCTGATGAAGTGCATTTAGTTAAATCAATTTTTACCGGACAATTTGTGATGTTCCAATCAAATACTTTGAAAATTTTCTCAAAATTAAATGCATCATGATCTTTTAAACCAAAACTTTTAGGTAAGGTAATTGTGACTGTTTTTAATTTTTTAAGCTCTTTACGTACAGGTAGCATTGCTTCTAGCATTGCTGGATTGTTTATTCGTTTCATACTTATATCTAATAAAATTTATAAAATTGATCAACTTCTATCATTTATTAATAAAGCAAACTTGTAAGATAAAAGCAATATTTGTAATCTGGTTTTAGTATCTCCTATAAAAAATCTCATTATATTATTTCAAACCACAGTAAGTTAAGAATTGACATAAAGAGGGATGATAATGTGCTCAAACTACGAACCAATCGCAAAAGATAGAATTCACTTGCTGGATCTGTTTGAGCCAACATTTGAATATAAATCTCACATATACCCTAACTACGAAGCTTCCCTTTTATTCTCGAAAAAAGAACAAATGGAATGGCGATTAGCTAGATTTGGCCTAGTAGCCCCATGGGTTAAAGAACTAAAAAAAGTCCATAATACTTACAATGCAAGAACTGAGACAGTTCACGAAAAGCCCAGCTTTCGTAATGCATGGAAGAAAAACCAATTCTGTTTAATTCCTGCTGATGTAATTTTTGAACCGAAGTACATAAACAATAAGCCCGAATGGTGGGGAATTTATCGCAAGGATGAAATGCCTTTTACTATTGCTGGCATTTATGAATATGCGGTAGTAGATGGCGAAGAAATCAGATCAATGAGCATGCTCACTATTAATTCTGATCACCACCCTTTCATGAAGCAATTCCACGCCCCTACTGATGAAAAGCGCTCTATTATTATCATTCCACCAGAACTAAGAGATGACTGGCTACACTGTAAGCATGAAGAAGCTAAGGAGTTTTTCTTAGATATGCCATTAGATGAGTTCGTAGCACAACCTAGATCAGAATTGAAGAAATTCCGACCAAACGCACACTGAAGCGCGACAGGTTACGACTAGTTATTATTTATCCACAACTTTTTAAATTTGAAATTCAACTAAGCTCTAGCATATCATCTTGAATATGTTACAAATTCAAGTTGGGAGATATTCTATGAGCGAAATTGCACCATCCATTATCCAGATAAAGCCTTACCTTACTCAGTGTATTGCTTTGTCTGATGTTATGTCTATCAAGCTAGTTGTACCAACAACTCATATGCTTGTCCCTTATGCTTTAGAAAAGATTTCTGCGGGCTTCCCAAGCCCAGCACAAGATTATGTCGATAAAGCGCTCGATATGAATGAGCACTTAATTAAAAATGAAACTGCAACTTTCATTGTCAAAGTTGCATCTTTATCTATGTTGAATGCAGGAATCGAAATTGATGATGAACTAATTGTCGATCGCAGTCTCGATGCAAAACACGGCGATATTGTCGTGGCACTAATCGATAATGATTTTACTGTTAAGCGTTTAATGATCGATGAAAAGGGCCAATGGCTAAAAGCAGAAAATCCAGATTACAAAGATATTCATTTATTAGATGGCCAAGAGCTGCTTATTTGGGGCGTTGTTACCTGCATCATTAAAATGATAAGAAATAAGTCATGAAACATGAGAACAAAGTCTTTTTTCTCATAGATGTAAATAATATGTACGTCTCTTGTGAGAGAGTATTTGACCCGAGTTTAAACAACAAACCTGTGATTGTTCTCAGCAATAATGATGGGTGCGCCGTGGCGCGTAGCAATGAGTCAAAATCTTTAAACATAAAGATGGGTGTGCCTTTATTCCAAATTAAAGACATAGTTCAAAAACATAACGTAGTAGTGCTTTCTAGCAACTATGTAATGTATGCCGAAATGTCACGGCGCTTTCATAAGATCCTTGCTTCATATGTAACAGATGAAGAGGTTGAGCCATACTCAATAGATGAATGCTTTGTTGATTTCACCGCTTATGAGAAGAACTTTGATTTAGAGAAAGTGGGCCAACAGATGCGACAGCAAATATGGAAGTGGCTAGGATTGCCGGTTTGCGTTGGTATTGGTAGAAGTAAGACAGAATCGAAGATAGCTAACCATATAGCTAAAAAGAATGCGGGCTTTAACAGTGTTTGCGATCTCGTAAATATGGATCCGTGCAATAAAGAATATTACTTCTCACTTATCGATGTTTCAGAAGTTTGGGGCGTTGGTCGTAAGCATGCAAAGAAGTTGCATTCTATGGGTGTCAAAACAGTATTGGATCTAGCTTGTACAGAAGCACGCGAAATGCAGCGACAGTTTTCTATAGTAATGGCTCGTACAATTAATGAACTACAAGGCATCTCATGTATTGAGATTGAAGACACCCCGCCATCAAAAAAACAAATTATTAAATCATGTTCCTTTGGAGCTAAAGTAACTGAGCTAGATGATTTGAAAGAAGCTATAGCAATGCATGCACAAGAAGCATGTAAGCGGTTGCGTGATGAAGAATCATTATGTGGTTGTCTACTTGTATTTGTTCAATCAAGCCCCTTTGATGAAAGTGCGCCATTTTATAATAAGTCTATTACAGGTGCATTTTCACAGCCAACAGATTGTGCATTAGATTTCGTAAAAGCAGCAGTTAAGATGGTCTCAGATATATTTAAGGAAGGTATTAAGTATAAAAAATGCGGCGTCATACTAACAGGTTTAGAGCCCAAGTCTGGACATACATATGATCTTTTAACCGACTTTGAGCTTATAGATAAGAAAGAACAATTGATGAAAACACTAGATAATGTGCACACAAAATTCGGAAAGAAAAAGCTCGGTGTTGGTCCTTGTTACGTGCCAGACCGGAACTGGTCGATGAGCAGAGATAAATTGAGTAAAAACCCCTTTACTTGGGATGAATTATTGATTATTAGTAAATAATTTTTTGATAAGTGTATTATGCGAATAAATAATGACAATGTAGTTAATGCAATATGCATTTTTGCAATAGTAGTTTCTATATGCTTTATGCTAACAGTAATGTTAAAATCTTTTTATGGAGAACAAATTGAAATTTCTTTTATTAAGGATATATTTTCAATTGGAGCTACACTGTTTGCAGCTTTAATTGCAATATCACTATTTAATGATTGGAAAGATCAACATAATAAAATTATTGAATCAAATTCTGCATCAGAATTAATCAATTCTATTTTACAAACAAAAGTTCAATTAAGACATATTAGAATTTTGCTAGATAATTCAGAACTCAACAATCACATGATAAACAGTGAAATTTCAAAAATATTTGATACTTTCGTAAAAAATAATGAAAGTTTTCAGGAACAATTAGAGTTCTTTAATCTTCTTCTGAAAAAAGGGCCCAAAAAAAATAATCGCAAGAAACATGATGATTTTTTAAGTAAAGCTCGTGACTTAGTTAATTCGTTTGGAAATATTGTAAAACTTAAAAGTGCAACACAGAATGTGTATATTGAATATAGTCCAAAATTTATATTATTAGTAGATAAGCATCTTATAGAGTGCGATAATTTTTGTGATTCTTTAATAGAATTTGTCAAAGCTAATTAATCTAACCATATTAAACAGCCCTCATCCGAGAGCTGTTTAATAAACAATAATTAAATCGCTACTCGATTAGCAATCCAACCATAAAAGAATTGCTCTTGTGTGGGATTTCGCTCACAGATTTCAATATAACGCTGGCCTTGCATAATATTGAGCACACGGACTAAAACCTTCTCGCCTTCTTTGCCACGTTTTGCCAAATAGGTTTTTAGAGCATTTAGGGTAGCTGGGCCATAAACTCCATCTACCGTAAGATCTGGCCAACCGCCTTTGCCTTGATTATTAAGCAAATTCAAAGCACGTTGTAAAAGTGGTTTAGCAAAGCCGGTACCGCAATTAACACCGGTATCTAAGAGCTCTTCAGCCACTGCCGAGCTGATTGTATTTACTTGGTCGAATCGCGGAGCCGTCCAGTACTGCTTTTTATAAATTGCTTTTGCAACTTCAAGCGGTAAATCTTTCATGTTGCCCTTAAAGCCATTTGCACGTGCAACTGCTTCAGTAATTCCATACTTGGTTGCTCCTCCTCGATCCGCAGGGTTATTTACATAACCCCCTTCACGTTTAATAAGTTCTTCAAGATATTGTTCAATATTCATTTCAGTTTCCTTTAGATGTAAAAAACCGCCCGAAGGCGGCATCTCAAGTTGGATAGTTACTGTTGATTTGAATCTTCAGTTTCTTTCTTTTGTTTATTTGTAGATCCAAAATAGAAGGCAATCACGGCGCTTGATAAACCTAGTAAAGTACCTAGAGAAACGTTTAATAAGTCTCGATTCTTGTCTGGATACTCAATAAAAAATAAGCCAAGTACGCATAGAAATGACATAGCAATAACCATATAGGCTAAATATGTCCGAGTATTTTCACTGTTCATCATTATCCCCTTCTAAACGTTTTTTAGTGAGCTCGTATTGCTTCGTTTGCAACTTATGGATCTCGTCTTTACGCTTTTCATCCCGCTTTTTGAAATAGAGATTCGTTAAATAGGTTGCTATACCGATTAAGATTGAAAAGACGACAGCCCAATCAATTTTGCCAACTACCCCAATCAAACTGCCCCCTAATACATAGCCATAAGTGAATTTTGTTGCAGTCGCGGCAGCCGTACTTGCAGCTGCTTCTACAACACTATTTGTTTGATCGTTCATGCATGCCTTCCTCCAGATCTTGGGCAATAAAAAAGCACCCGATTTGGGTGCACTTAATAGATATATCGATTAATAAGTTATCGATTCAATTTCATCAATTGTTGATGATAATTCGATTTTTGATCTTGCTATTCTTCCCCTTTCATGAACATTGCTGATATGTAATGCAAGAGCATTTTTCAAACCAATCAATTGCTCAGGATCAAGCTCAACAATTGTATTATCTTTTAAAGTCCACTCGACTGTTACTCCAATTAAAGCTGCTGTTGCGATTCTTAACTGGGAATTTGCATCTGAGTCAAAAAGATTATTTTCAAACTCAAAACCACCAAACTCATACAGATCACGTTGTTGTTTAATGAGCTCCCATTTATGCCTTTTCACTTCTTCTAAAGATCGGTTGTCAACCCACTTCTTAATTTCATAATCAAAGAAATGATATGGCGATGGCTTAGCAGGAATATTTACCCACTCTCCATTTTGAAAAAACATATTTGGATGCGGAGGATCATCTATAGCTGTACATCCCTCCGGAGTATTTAGCTTGATCATCTCATCATTACCAAATATATGCCCTATAACTTCACCATATTTTGAAACTAATACTGTCACTTTTTAAGCTCCAATGTTGATAAAGATGACATAGTGATTATTGAAGGAGTATCAGCAAAGCCACCTTGGGCTTCAAATGAACCATAATAAATATTTGAGTATTTTGTGATATATGCCAGCTGAAGCACTATTGTTTTTGTACCAGTGGAAGCAGGTAAGATATAAACTGGCGTTGCTGTAACCCCAATAAAGCGAATTGTACTATTCCCATCATAAAATGTTGGGTAAATTTCCTGAGTGTATGCAACGGTGCCATTTACTAATACTCTACAAGCTAAAGTCACACATTTTAAGATGTCATAAGAAGATGAATATTGGGTGATCCTCACCTTACAGTCAAAGACAAAAGAACCATCAATCCTTAGTTTACCTCCTTGCGTTTGCACATTAAGAGTAACTAAATCTTGTGTATAACCAACTGAACCTGCCATTGAATTAGAAACAGCGAAATAAAATTTACGCTCTGTTTGATTAATTACCCCGGAAGGGACAGTAACGGCTTCATCTTGGATTTTTAAAGTGTCTATTGCTCCGTTTTTAATGTGAGCATTATCAACTTCAATATCACCCAAATCAGCGCTAATGGTGCTTAGATTTTCTGCCCAGATTCTATTTGCATTAATATAGCCAAAGCTACCAGAATCTACATATAAACCTCTTGGAATTACTGTTCCATTCGGTAGAGTTAGTGGCGTATTTAATAGCGACATTATAGGCTTAGGAGTTACACCATCGACTCCAACTGGCGCGCCGAACTGGATAGTATCGTAATTGAAAATGAATGTTGACGTGGTACCATCATTCATTGAACCATGACCTGCTAAATGCCCATTCACATCCATTTTTAAATATTGCTGAGCTTTAACACCATCAACGCTTTCAGTTACCTGTTGAATTGCAGCTGTATTTCCACCAACAGTAGTTTGCAAAGTAGTAATACTCGATGCTTGAGTTGAAACTTTGCCATCAATAACAGAAACTTTAGAATCCAATGAACTGAGCGCAGAAGCATCGGCTTTACTTGCAAGGACACCATTAATATTCGATACACTGTTATTCAATTGTGTAATTGAATTGCTTTGGCTAGAAATGGTCCCTTCAGCATTCGTAACTCGAGTATCAAGTGAAGATAAAGCTTTTGAAGTTGCAATTTCGCCAATTGGTTGCTCCCACAGTGTTGCAACATTCCCTTGTTCCAACTTCATGCGTCTTATAGCCAATGCGTTTCCAACTGTAGTTGAATCAGACTGAAAAGACATAATGAGGCTTGTCGCATTTGCTGGAACAGTGAATGTGCAACTTTGTCGAGTGTATTGATTATTGATGATACCGCTCATTGATTTAACAGCAATATCACTCCAAGCGCCGCCAACTTGGGCAATAATCCGCCAGCGCACTGGCAATGCAGCACCACGCACATCTGCACTAATTGTGTAAGTAGTGCTTGCGCGTAAAACACTGGTAGCGTTGACTGGTGAGGTCATACGGTAGTAGCGTTCTACACTCGCATCGTTAACAGTAAAGTAAGAATCAATATTGAAATTTGTCGAAAATCCTTGGGCAGAAGCTGTACCATCGCTTGTTTTTGGTTGATTCGCAGAGTTCGGAGCAGCCGTATTACTTAATAAGTTTGCACCAATTACTGCCGCGGCGCTTAAACCTGCCTGCAAACTGGTGATCTGGTTACCTTGGCTTGTAATAGAGTTCTCCGTCGCGGTGACTCTGGAATCCAAACTTGATAATGCAGCGTTATCTGCTTTCGTAGCTAAAGCGCCATTAATATTTGAAACACTATTATTTAAAGAAACAATGCTGTTCCCTTGGCTTGTAATCGTACCTTCTGCACTTGCGACACGGGAGGTTAGTGAAGAAACGGCTGATGCTGTTGCAGCATTTTCTAAAGATGCCGTTTTATCTACCAAGCGAATAGAAGAATAATCAACAACCCCAGCGTTTGGATACATCCATACACCAAACCATGCGAATACATCTGAGGTTGGTGCATAATCTAAAGAGAAATCAACAAAATTGGTTGTATCTGTTGCTGTTACTTGTTTTACTGCTAATGTGGCGTTATCACCTGTTCTAATCCAGCGCAGCAATAAACCTGCGGTTCCAGATACCTTACGTGCCCTTACAGTTGCTTGGTAAGTTCGCCCTGCTTTTAACCACATCCCCGAGGTCGGTGTTCTTACCGTTGGGTTGGTACCAGAGGTACCGGCATCATTTGATTTAGTTACTCGTAAGCCAGTACCTCCACCTTCACCGTAATTACCAGCAATAATTGAGTTACCTGTTGCAAGCTCACTTACGGTAATGAACTTCAAGCCCTCTCTAAAATTTGGGTCTAAATTTAGCGCATCACCTTGTGACTGAATAGCAGACTGCAAACTTGTGATGTTGCTGTTGGTTGTAGTTAGACCATTTTCTGTAGCTGTTACACGACTATCTAAAGCTGTAATAGCACTTGAATCTGCTTTTGATGCCAGAGCGTTATTAATGTTAGTAACACTATTGTTCAGAGAGGTAATTGAATTACCTTGAGATGTTAAAGTACCTCCTTGTGATGTCACAGTGTTAGACAATGCCTCCAATGCTGAAGCATCGGCTTTTGTATTCGCGGTCTTCTGTGCTGCATCTGCTGCGGATACCGCATCATTAGCTGTTTTTTGCGCTGTTGCTACGTTGTTATTTGTGGTCACTAAACTGTTGTTGAGTGAAGTAAGAGAGTTACCTTGGCTAGTTAGCGTATTTCCTTGCTGTGTAACTGTGGAACTTAAAGATGAAAGTGCAGAAGCATTTGCAGCAATTAAATTACCTGTTTCAGTAGAAGCTGCTGAATATGCGGTTGCGATTGTCCCTCTTTCTAATTGAACATTTGTAAAATATGCAACGCCTGCGGCAAGCAATGACATATACAAATTAGTAGTATCAACCTGTGATGCTGACTTTCTTAAAGTTGTAATTGTGTACTTTGTCCATGTAGTTGTTAGTGCAATATTTTGGGAACCGATACCACCGAATAATTGAATTTTTACAGATAATGCAGCATCAGCTTTTGCAAAAAACGATAAGACAAGTGGTTCATTAGAACTCGCCACTGGAACAACTGATGTGGTCATTAAGATTTGATGCACACCATCTTGCCCAGCACCACTAGCTGTTACTTTTAAAACTCTAGATCGGGCATAAGTTGCGCTATCCACTGCAATACTATGATTACCATTCGCTGTGATATTACTTAAGTCGTTGTAAAGGGTGTTATAGACTAAGTTAAGACTCCCATTCGTGATCGAGTTATTCAGCGAAGTAATATTTGCAGTATTTGACGTTACTTTACCGTCAATAGTTGTCACTTTTGAATCAATACTACTAACCGCACTTGCATCCGCTTTTGACGTTAAAGCGTTATTAATGTTAGTAACACTATTGTTCAGAGAGGTAATTGAATTACCTTGAGATGTTAAAGTACCTCCTTGTGATGTCACAGTGTTAGACAATGCCTCCAATGCTGAAGCATCGGCTTTTGTATTCGCGGTCTTCTGTGCTGCATCTGCTGCGGATACCGCATCATTAGCTGTTTTTTGCGCTGTTGCTACGTTGTTATTTGTGGTCACTAAACTGTTGTTGAGTGAAGTAAGAGAGTTACCTTGGCTAGTTAGCGTATTTCCTTGCTGTGTAACTGTGGAACTTAAAGATGAAAGTGCAGAAGCATTTGCAGCAATTAAATTACCTGTTTCAGTAGAAGCTGCTGAATATGCGGTTGCGATTGTCCCTCTTTCTAATTGAACATTTGTAAAATATGCAACGCCTGCGGCAAGCAATGACATATACAAATTAGTAGTATCAACATGTGATGCTGACTTTCTTAAAGTTGTAATTGTGTACTTTGTCCATGTAGTTGTTAATGCAATATTTTGGGCACCAATGCCACCAAAAAGTTGAATTTTTACAGACAATGCAGCATCAGCTTTTGCAAAAAACGATAAGACAAGTGGTTCATTAGAACTCGCCACTGGAACAACTGATGTGGTCATTAAGATTTGATGCACACCATCTTGCCCAGCACCACTAGCTGTTACTTTTAAAACTCTAGATCGGGCATAAGTTGCGCTATCCACTGCAATACTATGATTACCATTCGCTGTGATATTACTTAAGTCGTTGTAAAGGGTGTTATAGACTAAGTTAAGACTCCCATTCGTGATCGAGTTATTCAGCGAAGTAATATTTGAAGTATTTGACGTTACTTTATCGTCAATAACTGTCACTTTTGAATCAATATTGCTAACCGCAGTTGCATCCGCTTTTGTTGTTAATGCGCTATTAATACTAGTGACATTGTTTTGTAAAGTAGTAATAGCATTACTATTTGAAGTTAGCGTATTTCCTTGTTGCGTAACTGTGTTTTGAAGTGTGCTTAACGCACTGGCATCTGCTTTATCGTAAGTAGATGGTTTCCAGTATGTTGCAACTTGACCTTCTTCTAATTGAGGTTTTTGAACTGTTAATGTCGCAATATTACCATCACTAGATCCATTAAGATCGAAGCGCAATGAATAAGTAATACCAGAGGCATCAGCATTAGTTTTGAATGTCACCGAATAGCGTGTAAGTGTTGCTGTGGTTACCGCAACAATCGCTGACTTGTGATGTGCACCGCTACTTGCAATTAAAACAGCATCAACGCTTTTTACGTTAGGGGTTCGTAATGCCCAAAATGACAAAGTGTAGAAAGTGTCTGGCTTAAGTGCAGGATCAGTTAAAGACCATGTGATATAGCTTTCGCCTGTAGTTGCGGCCATTGATACAGTTTTTAACTGATCCGCTAGGGCAACTAAATTTACTCCAACATTGCTGATCGAGTTCTGCAAACTTGTGATTGAATTGCCTTGACTTGTTAGAGTGCCTTCGTTAGAGGTAACACGTGTATTTAAAGCTGTGAGAGCGCTTGAATCTGCTTTTGTTGCAAGCGTTGAGTTAATTGTAGAAACATTATTTTGAAGGGTTATAATAGCACCGCCCTGCGATGAGATATTGCCCTCAGCAGTAGTCACACGGTTAGCCAAAGAACTCAAAGCAGTTGCATCCGCTTTACTTGCAAGTGTCCCGTTGATGCTTACAATATTATTATTCAATTGCGTAATTGAATTGCCTTGACTTGTTAGAGTCCCTTCGGCATTTGTCACACGAGTAGTTAGATTTGTAATAGCTGATGCATTGGCATCAGAAGCAACTGCATCCGTAGCATTAATGATACTGATCGAATCATAATCAATCGTACCAGCTGCCATGAGCCACGTTCCAAAATACACAAGAACATCTGATGTTGGTTTATATGTATAAATTAAGTCGACATAAGCCGATGTTGATGCCACAGATAATGTTGCGGACGCAAGAACAGCATTATCAGATTTTTTGTGAAAACGACCCAGAATACTTCCCGTGCCAGATATCAACTTGCATCGAACAATTGCCCGATATGTATTATTAGCTTTTAAGAAAAAACCATCCGTGCGGTTTGTATTGACGTTTGTATTTGTTCCACCAGATGTATCTGCATTTGACTTAATTACACGAATACCAAGTGAGCCATTCTCACCAAAAGCGCCGTGCGTAACAGAGTTGCCTGCTGGTGCTTCAGCAATTGTGTAATATTCCAAACCAGATACAAAATGCGGATCAATATTGAGCGAGTCTGCTTGTACTCTTAAAGTGCTTTTAAGCGTATTGATTGACGTCGAAGCTGCATCAGCTTTACTTACTGCTGTGTTTGCAGTTGTTTGAGCTGTGGCCGCAGACGAAATAGCTGTATTTGTCTTTGATTCATTCGTAGTTAAACGTGAATCTAGCGCGTTGATTTGCGTAGCATTGGCACTTGTATTTGTAGCATTTGTCGTAATCTGAGTTTGCAAACTTGATAAAGTGCCATTGGTGCTTGATTTATAAGTTTCAATATTGCTTAACAGGGCCGCATCTTCAGACTTGCGCTGAGTTGTTTCAGTTGTTAATCCATCATTCAAATTAGAAATTGCAGCGATACGTGCAGAACTCTCATCGGCAATCTTTTGATTTAACTGATTTGTAGAAGTGATTAAATCACTTGCTACTTCAGATGCTGCTGTTGATGCATTATCGGCTGTATTTTTAGCATTAGAAGCAATAACGCTTGCATCATTTGCAACTTGTTGAGCCGTGGATGCTTGTGCCTGTGCACTTGTTGCAGCAGATTGGGCATTTGATGCTGCCGTCTTGGCTTCCCCTGCTGCGGTTTGTGCATTTGTAGCTGCTGTTTGTGCACTATTCGCTGCTGTTTGTGCATTGGCAGCTGCTTGTTCTGCCGCTTCAGCAACATTGACGGTGTTTTCAATTTTGCCCTGTAGTTCTTGTGCAAGATCAGTTTCAGCAATATGACCAGAAATTAGATCAAGAACAGCATCTGGATCAGCAATAGTTGTACCATTGACCCATTCAGACCAAGGGCCGACATTGCCAATCCGATCAATCAACCGGCCGCGATAGAATTGCTTAAGATTAGGTTGTAAACCTTGAATTGTATTTGTCGTTGTTGGATAGGCAAACAATCCTAACTGAGCAATATTCGTTGCCCCATCTGGCGAAACCTGTATTTCAGTATAAGCAGTATCTTTTGCCCCCGTTGGCGGAAATCCCCAATCCAACTTCATGCCAAATAAAATACCGGTTGCGCGGATAAATGCTAATTTTGGTGGTAATCCTTGCTTGCCTTTAATATCCGTTAAAATTGAAGAAGCTGGTAAAGAAGCGATTTCAAAAGCTGAAATAGCAGTGACACGCGCTTGATATTGTCCTGAATAAACACCAGGCACTTCGACTGAGTTATTTCCTGTTTGTGGTAAACGGATCCAAGACCCATCATCTTTTCGCCACTCAACAAGATACTTAACAGCACCTTTCGCTTGTGTCCATGACACAATCATTGTGACGATGTTGATACCTTGATCGACTCGACTCTCACTGGTAATCAATACATCTTTTACTGGATCTTGAATTGACGGATTAACAATTGAAATAGGTGTTTCTTCAAAGAATGCACCGTTGTCAATTTCATCAAATTTTTGTGGATTGTATTGAAGAGCGGTAATACCAAACTGGTGTTTTTCATCTTGTGTGATAGAAATAACACGGAACTTCATTGTCGCTAGATCTTTAGCATCCAATACCCACACGTTTTGAATGGCAATCGTGTTTTCATCAAAAGGTAATGTTACTGTTACAACGCGGCCTGAAATTGACTGTACAATTCGAGTTTGAGCTTTACCGCTTTCACCATTAATAACAAGACGATCACCCGCTTTAGCTACAACGTCGTCTCGATCAAGCGTAATGCTCTTTAAATCAGTGGAGATTTTTGATACACGACCGCCGTTTGCTCGACCGGCAAAAAGCTCATCAGCAATTTCAATTACACGCCCTGGTAATGGAATATGTCCATCCAGACCGACTTTAAATGAAACTGTACGAGTTTCTTTTTGTTCTGATATTAAAGCCCAATGACCAGCCCGCTGTGCTTGACCGCGTGAAGTACATCCCCATGCATCGAGTTCAAGAATCCGAACTTGGCCGGCTTCAGCAATTGCTATTTCATCACGTACGTATTCGTATTCTGTTTTATAGTGATTTGCCGGGTTATCCCATGCAACCCTAACAACATTGTGTCGATCGCGTGCACGTGTACCAGAGTATTCAAAAACTCCTCCATTTACGTTAGCTCGGCTATAAGTAAAATAAGTATCCTGAGGAATGTCTGCATCGCAATTGATGCTATTTCCATCCCAAAATGCAATAGCTCTAAAAACACCGGCTAACTTCATTAAAATGCTAAAAGCTTCTTCAGCACTTTGCAGATAAACGTTGCAGGTAAATCGCGGTTCTTGGCCACCAATCCCATCCGCAACAGTCTGGTCGCAATATTGAGCTAAACGGTACAAAGACCATTTATCAATCATAAAAGGAGTTAAACGACTCCCAAGGCCATACCGATCATTTGTACATAAATCGTAGTAAATCCATGCGGGGTTATTTGTATAGGCTCGCTTAAAGGTACCATCCCACATTCCCGTATATTGTCGGGTTTGAGTGTTATAATTTGTGGGTACCAAAATTAAGGTGCCTTTCAAATCAACAGCAACTTTTGCAACATTCCCAAAAGTTTCAGCATCGTATCGAATGCCAAGTAAAGCTGTATTTGGGTAGCGTAGTTTTACATCGACTACTTCAGTAATAGCCTCGATATACATCTTGTCGCTGACATATTCAGATGTTGAATTAGGCGTAAGACGGCGAACACGGATGAGCCAACCAGTATCAGCTTTAGGTAAATCAATACGATGAGCCCGTTCATAATTTGCAGAAGTTTTGTCTGATATTTTTGTTTTTAAAACTTCTGTCCACGTTCCGCCATCAGTTTGAAGATCAATAGCGTATTCAATTGTTAGACCACTAACATCCCCTGTAGTGGCATCTTGTTTGCGTAGTGGACCCCACTTAAATCGAATACGTACAGCATCAAGATCAATATTGTTAAATGCACGTACCCAAGGAGTTCCAGACTTTAATTCAATATCAACAGCTGATTCACTATCTACTGAGGGAAAGCCTTCTATGTAATCTTGGTCATTAGTACCCTTTCGGAAATCTACTTTTACATTTGAAAAATTGAGATTTCCATTTGCATCCTGAAGCGGAGTCTCTTCAAGAGAAATTGATTGATATCCATTCGCTAATCCCTCGACTTCACCCTCTGCTAAACCATATAAAATATTTATGTAGGTTTTGGATTGTGCAGAATCTGAGGCAATTATTGGTTGCCGTGCTTCGTCTTTACCTTTTTTCGCGCCTTTTACAATCGCCATAACAAAAATCTCGCGCAATAAAAAAGGCGCTTTAAAGCGCCTTGGAAAACATTTAATTTTTTACAACTGGTCTTCTGGATATTGACCAGCACTTACAATGAACCCACCAACTTCGCGCTGGCCATAAAGAACGGGAACTGGATTTCCCTGGGCAATTGTTGTTACAGCGCCGCCAAATCCTTTATTGGCTTTATTCCCATCTTGGTTTTGGTCTTGGGTATTTTCGGCTTTAGGCATCAGCATCATTGCAATGCCACCCAACATCATCCCGATACCTGAACCAATCAATGCTGCACCCAATGGTGCTCCACCGCCTAATGTGCCTACAGTTACTAAAACACCTACTACTACTAGCACCGCGCCTAGAACAGTTTGCAAAATTCCGTTATTACCCCCAGCACCTACAACACGAGGTACTACATGAATAACATCAGCTTCGGTGTTCATATCAAGCTGCTCTTCACCGATATTGTCTCCAGTAATGAGTCGCTTAGTTTCATAATCGTAAACTGATGGGCTTTTCTTGCCACGTTTATTGCTTGAATTTTTACTTTTAAGAAATACGGCAAACTGCAAACCTTGCTCATGTGCATGCAGCATGAATTTCTCAAAGCCTTCAATTTGTACTGATAAAGCACGCATAGCTTCGCGAGTATTTGCAACATCAAGCTTGAATTCTCGACCGAACTTTTGTCCTAAAACGCCGTACAATCTAATGGTTTTTAACATCTCTGTGCCTCAAGATTTTAACTGTGCGTTCAAGCCATTGCTGACCATATATTTCTCGCACTGACTTTCGGTTATATGGATGATGAAGAATTAGAGTTGACCCTATACAATTTTCAGTTTGTTCGGACTTTAACTTTCCATTGTCACCGAGCCAAACAAGTGCATGATTTGGATGCTCAGTACGTCCTACACGGCAAATCAACATGTCACCATATTGAGGGACATTAACTTCATAAAATCCAGCTCTTTCGTAGTTTTCCATGTAAAGTGAAGGATGATCACTCTCTTCCCACCATGCATCCTTTCGCTCAAAATCCATGAGCTCTACACCTAACTCACGACTATAAAAATCACGGATAAGCGCATAACAATCTTGCCAACCATGGTAATAATTACGCCCAATTAAAGGAGCGCGATAACCACATGGTTCATATACTGCAAAATCAAGATCAGGGTAAGAACAAATAACCCATGGTTTTTTATGCAATTCAATTTGAACCAGATCAAGATCAGTGGCTCTTGTCGTTCCATCTGGATGGGAATGTACATAAGCAACAATTACGCCCTGGTCTTCAGCAATGGTTAAATCTTCTGGATGAATCTCAAATTCATCAGCTTTATTAGAAATATTGCGACAACGGATATATTCTTTACCAACGATCACGCCGCAGCATTCTTGTGGATAGCATTCATCAGCATGTGTCATGATTGCTTTTTTAATCTTTGCCGTTAATTTCATAAGTTCTCACATAAGACTTGATGCGGGGAAACCGCCGAAAGGCAATGGTTTGTTTTCACCAAAACGTACGCGGCATGATCTGAGTCGTCCACCACATCGATCTGAAGCCGGATCATCTGTTGGTTCATCTTTATCAGTAAACATGGCCGTGCCGGTATATCCACATTCTTCACCCCGGTACTTACCCATAGTGCACCAATGGCATAAAGAAGTGATTTGACGAACTGGAATTTTCAAACCTTCAAAATCAATTGGATTTGAAAGTTCAAAAGTTACTTGTTGAGCATTTTCAGATGTTTTTTGCTCGATATACCATTTCTGTTCTTTGGCTTCATTCGACGCTGTAGGGTTACCTTCAGGGAAATTTTTAGCATCGAGATATTTGGCAAGGGTCGTTATTACTTTAAGCTTTGCCCCAACAAAATCTTTACATTGAAGACAGTAAGCTGAAATTGCCCCCTGTATTCCACCGATGTTATTTGCGATCGTTAAAGTTGGTGCAGAAGCTTTACCGTCCGACCGCATTTCTAAGCCAGAGACTTCCAAGCTAATTGCTTCAAACTCTTCACCCTGCCAAAAAATGCTTCCTTCTTGCTGGTGACCATGAAAACGCAAGATGCCAATTCCGTAGGAAGTGGCATCTAACTCGTACAGGTGGATTAATCCACCCGGTTCGAGTTTCTGAAAATCACTCTGTAAAGTCATAGACACTCCTTAAGCTTGAACTGGAGCTTCCACAACTGGAGTGTATTCAACGCTAATTTTTTTCGTAGCTAAGTCATATTTCATATTTAATGAATTAACTGTTACGCCATATAAATACCCGGCATTTTGAATTGCCTGCATTGCCCATCTGGTAATATCAGCATCAAGTAAAGTCATGCTTCCATTCGTACCACCACCTGGTGTAACTACAATACCCACTGAATTAGAAGGCTTATCATAATTAATGGTTAAAGTTTCAATTTTACCCGCGGGCAAATCGTTACCAAAACTACGAGCATCAAACAATTGAGTACGTAGTTCGCCAACAAAAAATGCTTCAGCAAGATCTAAAGTTTTAACAGCCATGGTTATGCTCCTATAAGCAAAAAAATAGCTCCTATTAGGAGCTGTTGAGTAAAATATTAGGGTTGGAAAACTTGGGTGAATGTTGTGGAAATCCTCCAGACATCACCACCCATACATGTAGGTTGATAATCACCAGCTTTTACACGCACTTGCCCATCCAACGGCGAATCCCATAAAAAGGAATTAGCCCCCTTGTGGGCATCAAAAAAAGCTTTAATTTGCATAATTTCAGCTTTATAAGCTGTGCGTTGATAAGTCCATTCACCAGATCTATTGTTGAGACCAACCGATGCGGTTTGCTCATATCCATCACCAAATTTAGTTGATAACGTATTAAAGCGTTGCGTTTGGTTATTACCATCTAGGTCACATTCAAAAGTGAATATAAGATCACTCATAAATTTTTCTCACAAAAAAAGCCCGCGTTAAGCGAGCTTTTAATAGCCATATCTAAAGTATGACCAGATTAATAAAACTATACCGCAATTAACGGAAAAGTGGAAACATCATTCTGATCCCTTGAAATCATTAACATGCATGCTGAATTGTCGATTCACATGGCGAACGATATCCGAATCATCACTATGACCTTCATTTTTAAGATTTTGAATGTAAGTGTTTTTTGATTCTTCAGTAAATTTCAAGTAATCATCAAGATCAATAATTTCTTTTTGTGCCAAATAAGACACTAGGTTTCCAACTAATGAGTTAATCACCTCATCACCATCAAAACCAAGTTGAATAAGCTTATCAATCCAAGCAAGTTTATCTTTACTATTTTCTTGACTCATCTTTTCCTCTAAATAAAAAGCATAATAAGTATAAATAAGTTATCAGGTTAAACTGGTCTCATCTACCGTGAACCTCTGACAATTTTATACAATACCCCACCTTGCATACTCTCTCGTCTAGCCCAGCTGTTCATCATACTGTTAAGACTTTGAGCAATTTCCTTCTGCCCTTGCGTATCAACTTGGGCAGAACCATCATTTGTAAAAGTAATGGTTTGACTGATACTAATATCACCAGAAGGTTTGGTATTAGTATTATTGGAGTTAATCGCATCAAACTGTCTAGTCTCCCTTCTCGTAGCAATCGCATCAGATTGATTATTAGAAACGTACCCACCGTTAGCATAACCGCTTGGTGAACTTGTCCGCATTGATTCAACTACGCCAACACCACCCCATCTTTTAATGTCCTCTTGCGACCATACAACTTCGCCCTTATGTACTACTCCAGCTGGAGTATGTTTAAGCCCATTTCCTGTATAGCCGCCATCAGCAAAGCCTTGTGGTGTTGCAGCCTGGATCAGAGAAACAAATGTTCCTGACTTCAAGGTGGCTATAGCGGCAGCGGCTGCTTTCTGATACCAAGTACCTGGTTCATTCGCATAAGCATCGGATGCGGCTTTCCACATATTCATTCCCGCTTGTGCTAAGGCAAATGCACGCTGACTTTCATAAAGAATGCGGTAAGCACTTGATGACTCACCCAGCATATTCTTAAACATTCCAGCTAATGCACCAGTTACGTTAGCTCCATAACCTAATTGCAGGCTAATAGAGTCATTCTGATAAGTTGACTCGATGAGCTTCATTCGCTCGGTATGTTCAGCCCATATTTGCTCCCGTTGTGCTGCAATTTCCTGTAAATTTGCATTTGGATCCTCAGCCTGCATATTCAAAACAGCTTCCTGACCATTTGCCATATTTAATGACTGTGCTGTTTGGTCGGCGCGAGTTTGGTCCAACTGATATTGTTGGCTATTCCCTGTCATGTCTGCATATGTACGATCCCAATTTCGACTTGCCGTAGCAGCTTTATCCAGGAGCTCTAACTGCTCTTGTGATTTTGATAACATTATTCTTTTTTGACGCTCTTCATCACTAAGCTTACTATTCTTTAAAATTTCCTCACGCTCAAGTCGATATCTTTCCCTCATTGCATCAATCTCTGAATATAGAAATTGTTTAGCCTGAAATAATCTCTGTTCTTGGGCTAGTTTGAGTAAGCCTAGTTCTTGCTGAAGTTGTTGACCAAGTAAATTAACTGCTTCTTTACGTTGATCTTGGGTTAATTGAAAGTCATGCTCAGCTTCAAATTGACGCCTTGCAAAGCTTTCCTTTATTAGATCCTCTTCTGTTAAATTAAATTGTTTATAGTCATCCAACTTGGTTTTTAAAGCCTGTTGGGCAATAGCAATATCATTATCAGCACGTGCTTTTAACTCTGCTTTAATTTCTTCTTTACGTGCTGGGTTGAAATTAGCTTTATCTACATCTTCTAATTTTTTCGAGAGTTCATTTCTAATTTTAGTTACTTCATTAGCAACATCATTTTCCAACTGCAAGCGCAATTTTGCCTGCTCTTCTGCCATTTTGGCTGAATCATCAAGCATCTTATCGAAGTCTTTAGAAGAAATATCACCAGCTGAATATCCGTTTGCACCTGCTGCATACGACTTTACATTCGCAAGGTAATTTCTTGTTTCCTTAAACCCATATGCTTTTCCGCTTTTTACATTACCTGGTCCAGCGTTGTACGCCATAATGGCCTTTTCAACATCTCCTCCAAACTGTTTAAGAAGATCTGAAACGTACTTAATCATCCCATTAACACTAGATTCTTCACTTCTAACATCAACACCATACTGTTTAGCTGTAGCTGGCATAAATTGTGCCAAACCTTGAGCACCGACTGGTGATGTTAATAATTTGCCTTTACGATAAGTATCTCCTCTGCTTTCCTGCATAATCATGCCTTCAATCAGACCTTGTGGAATACCAGCAGCTGCTGCCTTATCAGAAATATTATATTTCTTTGATAATGCTTGTACTTCTGCATTCACAGCCATAATTTTTTGCTGTTTTTCAAGTTCACTAGTATGTTTCTTTTCAGCTTCTGTTATCGCATCTTTCTTTTCCTTAAGTGCATCCAATGCTTTTTGTGCTGTAATGATTTGAGCAATTTCTTCATTTGTAACAATCACTGTTGTTCCAGCAGGAGCTACAGCTTGTTTTGCCTTTTCTAACTCCTTGATCTTTTTAACAACCTCTTCACTATAACCAAGATTCAGGTATGCCAATTCTTCATTAGAATTCAACACATCATTTCTTAGACTGTCAAAATATCCTTTTTGGGCTTTTGTAGCTTTTTGGGCGGCACTTTCATTACCAATTAAAGCTTTCGAATTTTCGTCAATCCCTGCAACTGCCGTTTGTGCTTTTTTGCCTGATAACTCAACCTCAATTCCAAAAAGTTTAAGTGAATCTTTCGTGGTCTTAGCTTCTTTAGCATTTTTTTCAAATTCTTTAGTATTTTCTTTAAGGGAATTGTAGATCTCTTTACTAATACGTAAATCATTAAAACGTTTAACTGCCTCATTCATGCTAATGGTGCCATCCCTCGCATCATTAACAACCTGGACGATCTCTTTATTCCCCTTATAAAGTTGAGCTATGGCATTTAACTGAATATTAATCTTGCTACTTGATTCTGCTAATGCCTTATTTTGCCGCTCAAATGAAGTGGCCATGTCATTAATTGCCGAATCTTTTTCAAGTCCACGCAAGGCTAAAAGTTCTTCTTTAGCTTTTTTGGCTACAGAAGCTTGTTCTTCTAATTTTTTATTAGCTTGCGCTGCTTTATCCTGAAAATACATATAGCCAGCAGCTAGTGCAGTAATTCCCAGGGCGATAGCGTTTATTGGCCCCCCTACTAAACCTAAAGCACGACTACCTAATGTCGCAACTCGATTTAAATTCCCTTGAGCTACTGTATAGGCCATTGTGGCTGCAGTTGCCTCTTTTAAAGCAATGCTATGTGCAATCTCGGCAGCAGTTTTACGTTGTATAGCTGCAGCTCGAGCATTTGCAGTTGTCGCCGCATTATATTCTGCCCTAGCTAATCCTATTTCAGTGAGAGCCAATGCAGCAGCTTGACGCGCCCTCATAGCTTCAACACCAAGTAACTGTACTTGAGATTGAGCTTCAGCTAAATTCGCAGCTCTCTGTTGAGCCGAGGCAGCAATGCTTGCTTGGATGGCTACTGTTTTCGTTAATACTGCTTTGGTAATTAAACCAATTCCAGCAACTACGGCCCCATTCACTAATAAATCTAAATTGTTTGCTAAAACCTGAATAGAACCAGATAAAGTTTGAGCTGCACCCGAACCTTTCCCCGTTTCACCTACAAATTTCGTAATACCATTACTTAGCATTTCTAGGGATTGACCAATAGTCTTGTCAGTCTTTCCATAGAGCTCTTCAACGCTATCACCAGCCTGCAGTAATGCCTTGGTAATAACTTCACCAGTTAGTTTTCCATCAAGCATCATTTGACGAAGCTCACCACGGGTAACTCCCAAACCTTTTGCCATAGCATTTAAAAGTCCACCAGCACCATCGACAAGGCTGTTGAACTCCTCTGCTCTAAGCACACCGCCATCTAATGCTTGTCCATACTGAAATAGAGCTGCTGCTGCCGACTCAGCATTAGAGCCACTGATTGCAACAGCTTTTGAAGTAATTTCTGTAAGTTTGGCAGTTTGTGCTTGTGTAAGATTTAAAGTCTTGGCATTAGACATATATTTCGAGTAAACATCATTTACCGCACTCCATGAAGAAGCTGAACGCTGTGCAATATCAAAGGTATCTGTCATTGCACGATTCAATTCTTCTTGGCTGTTTGTTACTAATTTAAGTTTATTATTAATACCCGTGTAGAGATCCATTTTATTAATTGCTGCCCCTACGGTAACAACCCCAGCCATATATCCTGCAAGCTGTCTGGTCGCTACAGAAAGCTTATCCATTGACTTAGTAGCGTAATCACCATTTCTTTCAATGCTATCTAATTCATTGGCTAGATTACGCGCGTTACGCTCTGCATTTTTTGAATCAATGACAATGACTAGACGAGATTCTTGAGTCATCTTACTTTTCTCCAGGCAATAAAAAACCCACTCAAGGAGTGGGTTGTTCAAAATTAAATAAAATTACCAAGCTGGCGTATTTACTAAAAAAAGCACCCTAAGGTGCTTTTTTATTACTACTTGTTTAATTAGCAAGAATACAGTTTTGATATTTATGAGCCACACCATCTAATGCTTCAATAACACCAGGTGCACGTGCTCCAGCCCATGTTCCAACCTGTCTAAAACCATTATTACTTGATGTGCCTGTATTTTGTTGAGCTCTCAAAATATTACTCATTACAAATTGAACTTTATTTTCTTTAAGAGCAACCTTTACATCATATTTAACAAAATCTGTAATAAGACCTGCTTGCTGTCCTTTTGTCTTTACATTGCCATTTGCAATAAATGTTTTTTCATTTTCATCTAGATATTTAAAAACAGACTTTCCTTGGTGAACTTGAGTATTATTATTCTCATAATATCTACCTGTATATGCCCCTATGAAACTACCAGCTTGGTCATGTAGAACAATATCATCATTTTGAAAATTTTCAGCAGCACATAATTTCAATTTAGAGAATGATGTACCTGTTGAATTAAAAGAATAATCAATTTTATCAATGTATGTATCCCCCGCTGAACTAGCACTTATAGTTGATACATTATTTGGCAATTGAATCGGTGCAACTGAACACCCACCAAGAATTGAAACCAAACCCAATAAAATAATCTTTTTCATGAAATTACCCATCATTTTTTAATGGATAAAATTTAACAGGTGAGAAATAAAAAAGCCACTCAATCGAGTGGCTTCTCTATTTTAAGCATGTAGTAGCTTTTCAGCACCGGCGGCCAAAAATGCAGATCGGGTTTTAAATCTTTTATCCTTACCTACATTATCATCAATCTTCCGAATTAATCGGCTTGGCAAAGTAACATTGATTTTTTCAGGCTTACCTAGATAGCGGCTTACATCAACCTCGGTCACTGCCCAGATCATACCCTTATAGTCAGCATCATCTATAAATTTAATCAATTCTGAAGCTTCAGGAATTTCCTCTCCATCTTCAGCTAAGATTTCTAAATGACCTGAAATAGCTTCTTTAATATTTTCAATAGCTTCTTCAAGTGTATCACCAGCACTAAAACAACCTGGAATATCAGGAACAGTGACACCAAATGCCTCGGTATCTGATCCTCGTTCAATTGCAATTGGATATAACATCTCAACACTCCATGCCCTTGGCATAAACATATCGCCCACTGCGTTATGGTTAGTTGTAAAGGGCAGATATTTAAAGTCAGGAAACAGCGGGTCAATTTAGACCCGCTTGCTTCAAAATGCTTTTAACAGTTCCGCTTGGTAAATCCTTTTTAGGATGCGGGATTGTTACTAACCCCTTTTTGGTTGGGTGTTTGAAGTGATGATGACTTCCTGTAACCCTAACCTCATACCAACCGTCTGCTTCAATCATTTTGATTAAATCCAGACTTTTCACACCATTCCCTTATTAACTTGATGGGAGAATTATAACCCTAGAGTTATTCAAAGTAAATAACCCTAGGGTTATTTTTTAACAGGCCGCTTCATTTTTTTATGCGAATCATCCAGAAAAATATTATCCATCGCGAATATACAGTCGTTAAAAATATCTCTATCGACTGGAAGTTCGTAATGATCACAATATGCAGATATGGATGAAATATCCAAAGCTAGAGGAATGCCTTGCTCATAACGTCTTGAGCGCGAAATAACGTTATACGCCGATAAAATTGCATGTGAGGTAAATGAATATTCAGGCTTCTGAAATTCTTCTGGCTTTTTCAAGTTTAAGGCTTTGGCGATTGCCGTTTGTTTCTGGCCGTAGTCGTTCGCTTCTTCTTCTGAGTTGAACTTGGACCAGTTGTAGAGCTGGACGACTTTCCCACTACTTCATCCTTGTAAAAATCGGCTTCGTTTTGGATATTCTCTGCTTCTTGTCTGATGTATAACCAAACAGCTACCCCTATATCTCCCATATTTAAAAGCTTTATTGCATTTTCGGGTGAATATTCAGGCTCTGTTTCTACAATCTCTTTTTCTGCATTCTTCTCCTCAAAAACCACACCTTTCCAGTCTTCGATTAGATGACATGCAGCAGCTTCTAAAAGTAGCTCATGATAAAGCTTATCTTCTTTTGAAGCCTTACTGACATCATAGCCTTTAGAGGTAATTTGGTTATTTGCTCGTTCAAGGGCCACTTGATATGGTTTATAAGAGATACCACGAATTTTAAATTCAGCTAATACATTTCCTTCTTTATCAACATACTTCCGCCATTTACTCACTGTTTTACTAGTCTGAATGCTTACTTTTAAAGCCATGTTTAACTCCAAAAAAAAGCAGCCCTAAAGGCTGCTATCAGATTAATTAAGTTGTAGGAACTGTTGCTGGTGTACGGGTAATGGTTGGGGCAACTTCAACTACTTTATATTCAAATGAAGCATTTAAAAGATCGCCATTACCACCACTTGGCAATGGAGCTGTAATTTCAGCTTTAGGGATAAAGATTTCATATTTGTTCCCATCTGTATCAGTGATTGGAACCTTTAAAGAAATTGTTTTATTCGTGAATTGCTTTTCATACATATCCGATGTGTTACGTGACCATGCCGCCGTAAATGAACCTGTGCCATTGGCAAGCATTTCTAAAATTGCACGTGCATTGATCCCGCCGCCCAAGCAGCGTTGCAGCTGCATAGTGTTATCCCAATTAAATGTAAAAGCGGTCAAGCATGAAATCCCAGCTTGAGAAACGCCGTCAATTAAAATGTCACCTACAGAGACATTCGACATTTTAGGATTGTTATCTGCCGCTGTAATTGTTCCAGCTGGTGCTGAAGAAAAGTTTGTACGACCAAGAGCCATTAGGCCGAAAGTCATTGTAATTAAGCCAGCTTCAGGAATATCAATTCCAAAAGTGTTTACATGACATCCACGGAAAACATGGTAGTCATTAACATCTTCAAAGCCACGTAAAACAGAGAAGGTTTGGCGAAGAGTTCCACCAAAAGTTAAAACATTAGATGACCAGTTGTTAAAAGCTGCTGCGGCCATCAGGTCTTGAACTAAAGGGCTATATTTTGCTTCGCATTTTAATTCACCGGCATACTCTGCACCGGTAATCATTGACGCACGTGCAATACGTCCACTGGTAATTGAATTTGAATCTTCCTTAGTTACCGTTGCATCAAGGGCATTTTCAGTAAATTCGAAGGTTGTACGTGCAAAAGGTGATGGTGTGGTACCAACCGTGGTTTCCTTTGCGATTTGTGTTAGCTGACGTGCACCACTAGACATGGCTTAATACTCCTAACGATAGGCATAAAAAAAGCCACCCGAAGGTGGCCACAAAATTAGGGACGTAAAAAAACCGCCAAACGGCGGTAATTTCTTTAAAATTTTAGATCAATCATCTAATTCAACGCTTACTCCAGTGACAATATTGTGCTTTGTTCCACCAAGACTATGAACATTGGCCAAACGGATGTTTACATCAGAAACACATAACTTGTTATCCACTTGCCATTTATCTAGTACCGTACCCATTACAGCTTCCAAGTGTCGTTCGAGCTCTTGCCGTTTAATTTCAATTTCTTCTAGCGTCAGCATGTAAGACATATCAATTCACCGTAAATCCAATCGTCACATTGTACTGCAGAAAGTCAGCATCTTTACCCGCATCTATCGTTTGACCTTGAAAGCATTCTAAATGCCCAATCCTGAAATATTCAAAATGTGAAAGTAATGCAACACTTAGAATAGTTATTGCCTGGTCTCCCGTGTCTGGTCTTGCAAAGCATTGAATCAAGATATTCCCAGTACGTCGAGTACAGGGTGTATCGGCTAATCCAGCAATGAAACTTGGACCCCACTTAATGGTTAATCGGCACCATAAGCCCTTTGCCGGTGCCAAGAAACCTGGTGCATTTGGATAATGGATTCTTTCTTGAGAAATTCCTGTAAAGGTCATCATACGGTCGACTATTGCTTGTCTAGCTTGCTCTAATGTCATTGGCATATTAGCCACCATATTTTTGAGTAATGTAAGTGAAAGTAGTGCTGTAAATACCAAGAGGTGCTTGATCAGACCAACCGTTTTCTAATCGCGGACCATAGGCTTTGTTGTTTTGAATATAGATCAGATTTCCAAGCTTAAACTTGACTGCTTGAATTGCTGCATCTTGAACTGGATTAGTTGATGGTTCACGAACACCATAATCAGCAGTTCCAATAGATACGATATGAGAAGCTCTGTAAGCACCTGTATCAACTGGACTCGAAACTACAAGTGATTGCACGGTATCCATCGTGATTTTCTTTACTTGCTCTTCAGCATTTTTCACCACATCAACACTAAAGCTAGTCGGCTTTTTCCCCTTCCACCCCATTGCTCACCTCGCTTGCTTCGTACATTTCAAATAGGTCTTGAGCGATCGCTTGAATTGAATATGCTTCAAACTCAACACTTGGTTCACTTTCACCCATTCGCTTCTTTACTATTTGCCAAACGTGAACCGCTTCATGTAAAAGCAATCCATATACTTGAATTTTATCTTTATCCGCCGTATCACCAATTTGGACGATTGCATATGCACCATCAGAAAAAGTACTAACCTGTGCATCCGCTCCCATATCCAAAAATTGATCAGCTTCATCCATATCTTCAAATAACAAATCCATGTGAAGCTGATTTCTAGCAAGCGTGTATTGCACATGCTGAAAAGGTGTGATGTACCACTCTGGAACATATTCGGTATTAACCATTTTAGCCCCTACACCTTTCGAAGCTGACATTTCCAGCTTGCACTGATTGGATCTTGTTTGATATGCATGATGCGATATGTACCTTGCGCCGTACTCCATTCGTCATCAATCATCGGCTCTTTGGTAACTTCATTCTGCAGCACAGTTGCCTTTTTATCTGTGGCCAGTACTCCGAGAGTTTGTATTTCATATTGATTGTATGAGCCAAACAGAACGCCACGACCCTCATAATGCTCAATGACATTTTCAGAGGTGTTTGTTTTAGGGTTCCAGTTGGTACTAACAACCCTGTCACATGTAAATGTTTGGACCGCATCCGCCAGATCCTCATTAAATGCTTCAGCAATATCTGCCTGAATTTCGTCACGTAAGCCCATTAGATTCTCCGAATATAGATCACTGAGCGCCGTTTGCAGTATGGTTTGATCAAGTCAAGAATGTATTGCTCAGTTGCATTAAGCTTTACAGATCCGTCTTGATACTCTTTTTCAGACTCAACCTCAGCCTTCACTCTTTTGCGCTTTAATGCCTGTTCTTGGCCTTGATAAAGCTCACCCTTCATAATGCCTTTTATGACTTCGTATGACGCCGTTTTGAGGGCTTTAGGGACGGTTGTTATATCTTCATAAGGCTTAACATTACGCGCCAACAAATAAGCTTCTGACTTTTCAAGATAGTCAGCTTTATCACCGTCAGATAAAGCAGCAAAGCCAGCTACACGTTCAATTGCTTCTTGTTCAGTGATAAAGCTCATGGATTATTCCTTCGGATCTTGTGGAATCAATGCAATCAATTCTGGCTTTAATGCAGACTGTTTGAACTCGATACCCTTATCGGTTAAATAAGCCTTTATTTGGTCGACCTTCCAATTTTCATAATCACCTGGTGTTGGGCCATCTAATGGATCAGGTGTACCTTTGCCTGCTTCTAATTCAGCAATACGTGCTTTCATAGCAGGAATATCATTTTTGAACGATGCCAACTCACCTTTTGCAGTTGCGATTTGCTCATCGACAAGCAATGCAGCTTTTTCCGCCACTTCTTCTGCAAGTTCACCCTCTAAACGAGAATTTTCTGCTTCAAGTCGGGTCTTTTCTGCTTCAACTGATTCAAGCTTGCTTAAAGCATCGGTTAAGCGTTCTTGCAATTTTAAATCGCTATTTGAGCCCACATCAGCAGCTTCCTCTTCAAGAGGTATTGCTAATCGGCCATAAGCCTGCTTAATGATTTCAGCATCAGGAAAATCATCATCAACTTCTACTGCAGTAGCGTTCCCGATCACCCCAATAAAGTCGTTTCGATAGCAAACACTTGGGTCACGAATCAATGGGATATTATTTGTGTAAATTACTTTCATTTCTTCTCTCCAAAACAAAGGCGGCTTACGCCGCCATGTTTATTAAGGGGTTGCTGTACCTGAAATTACGGCACTAAATGGAACATTTTTACGATCAAACACTCGCTCCCAATTACCAGCAGTTGCATAGCCTGCAATTTTTGGCGAAGCATTTGGATCTACAGAACCTTTCCATGAGAAACCAGCTGGATGAAGAATGAATGTTTTACGTTCCCATAAAATTTCAGCACCACCACCATTACCGCCTGACGGTAGACGCTCAAGTTCTACTGGAGTAGTTGGAGTTCCCTCTCCATAACCAAATGCACCATTACCAAAAATGAGAGAAATATAACGACCATTACCGTAAACCAAACCATCATCCATGAAGATCGGCTTACCGAGATAAGTAGCAAGAATGATCTGACCATTACTGTCACGTAAATACTCGATCATGTCTTGCTTAACCATTTGGTTCATTACTACTGAATGAACCCCCATCGCTGTAAATTGGTCAGCAGTATCACCTGCTGTAAATGCAGCGTCTTGGAATGCATTAGCCGATACAGTTGCGCCTGCATCGATCACCATATCGCCATTATTATTGGCAATATTGGAAGCAATAACACCGCGTGCAGCTCCCAATAAATAACGCTGCCACTGGCGCTCCCAGTATTTACCAAAGCGGTTACGAATATGCTGCATTGGCTCACTATTTGCCAATTCAGTTGAAAGGTCGGCAGTTCCATAACCTTTGTTTAAATAAAGTGTACGGGCCTGCATTGAGCCTTGTGTAGCCTTACCGACCGCACCTTTATCATCAGGATTGTCAGTTGACGCATTCGCTTCTTCGTCTGCATCAAGATCATTCCAGTACGAAATCGTTGATGAACCTTGACCATTATTAGCAATGTCAGTTAAAGCTTCATTTTTTACAACAATTCCTGATTGGAATACGGCGGTTTTTTCAGGTGAATTTACTGGGTCCAAAGTCTGGTAGTAGTCACCAACGAAAATATCTTGTAATTGAACAGATGGCATAATTAGTTACCTTTAGTTTTCAATAATTGCTGGAATGCTGCTGGATTTTCACGAGCTAGACTCGCTCGCTCAGCTTCTGAATAGTCCGACCATTTTTTAATTGAAGCGCCTGAACCTGGTGCGCCCATACCACTTGCTTTAGGCCAGTAGTAAGGCTTTTGTTCACGAAGAGATTCGACCCACTCTTTTGGCGATAATGCTGTTTGGCCATCTTTACCAATGATCACTTCGCCGTTTTCATCAACAGCAACCGCTTTGCCGTTTTCATCTAATGCAAATTTTGTTTTAGCTAAAAACGCAATGTCGCCTGTTGCTTCAGGTAACGCTTCAAGCTCTACAGCTGCTTGAATGATTTGCCCTTGGATTACAGAATCTTTGAACTTATTTGCATAAGCTTCTGCTTTGTCAGCACGGTCTTTTTCGGCTTTAAGTACACGTTCATGTTCTTCACGCATCTTCTCGGTACGTTTCTGGATCACTTCGTTTACTTTGCCGTCTGCGATTAGTTTGGCTTCTTCATCCTGGTCAAGTTGAGCAAAAACCTTCTTAACAATTTCAGGGTCAATGCCCTCAAATTGTTTTTGAAAATCCTGAAGTTCTCGTTTTGCATTCTTAGCAGCATCACGCTCACTCTGAAGTGCAGATTTCAAACCTTTTGGATCTTCGTAACCTTCTAGGTCAAGGCGAAACTTCCCGTTTTCCTCAACATATAAAGCGCGGTGCTCTTCTTTGATGGCATCAAGCGAATCAACAATAAATGGCAATGACATGTTCAAACCTCTCGTTTGATTAGGGGTAAAGCCTTATCTCAAGGCATTAAAAAAGCGTCCCTTAGGACGCTGTATTTCGATTAATAAAGTTAGGCGATGTTAAAACCTTCAACACCACGCTTCTGACGATTTCGGGTACGTTGCTCTAGCCACATTTGACCTTGCTCAATATTAGTAATAGCAAGTGAATTTTCGCGGCAAGGAAACTTTTCATTCAGAACACGTAAACGATGTAAAACAATCGCAAGTAAAGCTTCATTCGTGATGCCATTAACTCCAACTTCCTTAACTGGACCAAGTTGGAATTGAATTGGAGTAAGTAAATCTCCAGCTACGACATCATAGAAATGTCCTGGTTCAAGAGACTGCTCACCGTCTCGGGTTTTAACAGTTTCATTATGGAAAACCGTTACTTCGTTATCATCTTTATGGATTTCACGGCTCATTACACAATTTTGAATACCATCTGGTTGATATGAATGTTCAAAAACATCCTTTGGTGACCAAGAGATATAACCTTCATGATCTGGATGATTAGCCTTGCCACCATCTTTGTACTCGATCAAATAGCCTGGATCTGCTGGATCTTCATTTTCAGGAATTTGCCAACCTTGGTACTCATTGTATTCGCCACGTGACATAGGCACTGCTAATACTGATTTAGTGCCGATATACGCAACCATTGATAATGCTAATAACTTCATAGACATTTTTTATACTCACAAAAAAAGCACCTTTAGGTGCTAGTTAAATTGATTTCACGCTCAAAACATCAAAGAAAATTAAAGGCTATAAATCAGTTCAATAAGCTTATTATTGGTTGCTTCCTGTACTTTGTTATTTAATCGAGGAGCTTTTAAAAGTGAGGTCAATACTTCAATAGAATGAAGATTTGCAAGATGAATGTCGTAAGTATTAACAGCTGCACCTGTGACAGTTACACTGGATTCCAGATTTTCAATTTTTGGTGATTCAACTGCTTTAAGAGACGAATCATTTAAATTCTGGCCAACCTCAACCGCCTCACCTTCAATCACTTGTGGCTCTGAAGGTGGTTCAATAATTTCAAATCCGAGCTGTTTTAAGTTTTCTATAGCAGCTGTAAGCGCAAATGGATTGTAATCACCAACTGTTGAGCCTTCAGGTATCAAATACTCGCCGTTTACTTGCACTCCAGAGTGAAGTTTTAAGATGCATATAATGCGTTTAGGTAGTGCTTCTGGTGATGCTTGGTCCACGTTGAAATATTCAACATTTTGCACTAGCTCTTGAAGTGTTTGCGGTTGCTTTGTCATGATGACCTCACATAAAAAAAGCACCCGAAGGTGCTATGGTTAAAATAAATTGATTACTTTGTTTTCCCGAGTTCTTTCTTACAAACAGGACAAGTTATAACTAAATTAATTTCATTTCGGTGGTTAAAAATGCGGGCTTCACTTTCTTTAAACTCCAAGTCAGATTTGCAATTGTGACAAGTAATCTCATGAATAGTATCCTCAGGCAATTTACCTGGCTTAATCACCTTTACCATTATTTTTCCTCTTTGGCCCTAGGTTCATCGCTTACTAAGCGAACACCATTAAGACCATAAGCTTCGAAAGTTACTGTTATTGTGGCTGGTCCATCACTAGCATTACTGTTCATCTGTACTGCTTTTTGCCCAGCTAATGGCAATCCAGATTCTTCATCACAAATAATTAAGTAACCTTTCAAAGTTGGATGTCGCTTAAGCACCAGGTGCTTAACTTTTGATTCACTCATATGCCCAACCTCTTAAAAATTTGTTCATCCAACTTCCGAAGTTGGTCAAGTGTGTAAAGTCGCCTATCTGGATCGAAAAACTTATCAAAATCAAATTTTCCTTCCTTAAAGAGCTTATAACGCTTTGGCCCTAACCATTCTTTTTGAAAGAAATCGTCAGTCTTTCCGAAAAACTCTTTAAATGTTGTATTTGCATCAAGTTGGCCGATGAGTTGGCTTCGCTCGTCCTTTGGAATGTCCTTAACTCTTCGCTCATCCATTACAAACGGACGCTCGCCTGTTAGTTTTCCGTCTTTTTCCACTGGTACCAGAATACTTCGGCAATTTGGATGCAACGGCGGCACTCTTTTGGCTGGGTCATCAATTTTCCAAACGGCACCATCCAGTGAGGCACATAGTTTTGATGTTCTACCATCCAACGTTGCTACCAGCTTTACGTATTCAAAGCCAATCTGGTTAAAGCTATTGAGGTAAGCTTGATTAGCAACATGACTCCTAACAGTTCTTACCGTCCGATCGATATCAGACTTGCTACTGATTAAAATGCCATCTTCATAATTAAGGCGTTTAGTTCCACCAATACGCTGTACAATTTGCTGATTCGTTTTACCTGAATTAATCCCATCCCGAATCGCATATTCAACCTTTTGACGAGCATTTTCAGCCAACTTTGTTAAAAGGTCGTCGACCAAGGCCCCGCCTACCAAAGGCACTTTTTTTGCCGCCTTATAAAGTTTGTCCCCACTGGGTTGTTTTATCTTTCCGCCGTATAGCTTCGCCGTGTAATTGGCCTCATATACCGCCAATGCTGTAGCAGAAACCGCGAATGCTTCAGGTAATGAAGTATTAATTGCCGTAAACCACTGAGAAATTAGGTCCCGAATTTCTTTGAGGTTTGTAGTTGTATATTGGCCACTAGCAAGAGCCGCCTTTTCAAAATCATTCAACTCTTCTAACAAATCTCTAAGTTTTGCCAGCATCAATGCCGACTCATCATTAAAGATTTTTAATAATTCATTAACGGATTGAGAAGCAGCTCGATATAAATACGCCTGGTGTTGTGTAAGTATCTCAATAAGCGATTTTTCGGTATCTGAAGCCATTTAACACCTCATAGCGGAGCGCTATCACGCTCACCTTCAATCCGCCTCAATTCTTCCTGATAATCATGACCAGGTAATTTACCTGTAGCGATATATTCCCAATACGACTGGAATGAATTTTTTCCAGAAATGGCACCTTCATAAAGCTGCTTTGCAAGGTTGATATCGTATTGCTGAACAATAAACTCGGGATCAACAGTAAACGCATATTTAGAAGGATTTAGCTTTAACCACTGAGCTGCATATTTAATTGCTTGCTCAATTGCTGCAGCTGCACACATCACAATGCTATGTAAGCTTGCATGCTGGTCATCCTGACGTGCACGGCGTGCTTCTCCAGATTCTTGTGTATTGGTATCAATAACCTTTGCACCAGCCTCAAGAGCTGCATTCTTTTGTGCATCCATTTCTTTTTTGGTTAGCTCAATCCCATTACCTGAAATTTCCAAATAACCGCATTGCGCTTCACCAGGAAGATCCCAAACAGCCATAACACCAGTAACACTAATATCAGCACCATCATCAAGACCATTAATCCAAGGCTGAGGATGTGCTGTGTGATGCAGTGACTGGAAATAATCAGCGCTAAGCTGGTAATACTTCAAAGCAGCTTTGGCCATAGTGAGAAGCGGTACCGTTCCAACATGCGCTGAATTATCTGTAGTGCCACAAAAAACAAATGGCGTAAAAGAAAGCATGTTTTTACCAAGATCTGGTGTTTTATCTTCTACAGCAGATCCATCAAACAAACGTACAGTTAAGGCACCATTATCCATAGACAAAACACGATGTACTGTCCTGGTATCATGCCCAAACTCATCCTCACTATTATCAAACTGCTCCTCCAGCACTAAAAGTTTCAAATCCTTTCGACCATCTATACTGTTTTCCTTCCAGTTAATAATGGATAAAGCGTCATAAAGTGCAAAATAAGGCACTCCATTAGCATCTACATCAACAAGCAAGCCACAACGGCCATATTCAAGTAACTCTAGACAAATACGAATAAAAAGCTGTTTTAAGCCAAATCCATCATTTGTGGCATTATCGATCAGCCCTTTAAGCAAAGAACTTTCAATCACAATATTGGGCTCAAGCTTTGAGACTAGACCGATCATCGTGCGCAATGAATCCTGAACCCATAATGGATACTGAGCGCGACTGAGATAAGCTTTATAAATCGCTCCAGCCGTATCACCCTGCTTTTCAGCTTCGATCATCCCTGCCGATTTAGAAAGATACTTAGTTTGTGCTTGTTTGATTTCCTCTTCACCAGCAACGGCATCGCGCATAATCAACCAGGCTTTTTGCGCAGCAATATACTGCGGATGTTTATCAGTAACTGCCATAAAAAAACACCAAAAAAAAGCACCTAAAAAGGTGCATTGTTTAATGAGAATAACCAGCGATCGTGCGCCGTTTAAATACTTTCTGAATGATAATTGGGAACCGCTTAGCTATTGGATAACCACCAGCATCACCCACATGATCCAAGCCAGCACTTTTATCTGGCATTCCAAAATCGTCATAGACTTGCTGCTCTAAAGTAGCCGTAAAGTTAGGACACTTATTTGTGTTCACTTTTAGATGTCGTTCACCGTCAGCGTTTAGGATTTGTGCATTCACTGCATTTATTCGATCTTTAATGCTTGGGTTTACACCGTTCACTTCAACCTTAAAACCATTTTTCTTTAAGATCGCATGATCAGATTCACTAAAGTTCTTTGATGAGGTCGCTTGACCTGAAGCATCTGGTACCACAGTAATATCATGAAAAGGAAAACGCTCTATAATCAACTGACACATGGTCGGTGTATCTCTCACCCCGACCAATTCATCCAAGGCCCTTGGTTTACCTTCTCTAATGACATAAACCACAGCAGCCATCTTAAGTACGTTAAAGTCCATCCCAATGAGTAAAGGCTCGCCCTGCTTGATTTCTTCATCTGTGTGATTTTTAACTCGGTCAAAGTCTGGGTAAACAGCACCACTTGTTAAATTGACAAATTGCCCCTTTAAGTAAGCTGAAATTAATTGTGGCGGATACGACTCATAAAGCGATGAAATATAGTCATCTGGCAAATTGGCTTCGTTGTCATAAGTTGAAGCCTGGATCATTCCATAAAGCTTTCGCTTAGCTGGTGTTTTATTTGCCTCTTTTACAAACTGCTCATAAGTGAATTTAAACCCTTCAGGTGTTGTGGCCACATCAATACCATTGAGCAAACCAGCTTGCTTATAACGCATACGCGCGATGATCTTTCGCCAAGCTTGTTGTGCTTTAAGCTTAGCCATGACATCAAGTTCATCAATCAAGCCACGACCAATTTTAAAACCGACAATTGAGTCAGGAATATCCATCGATCGACAAATAATAGTAGTGCGATACTGGCGACCATAATAAATATCGACTTCTTTATTTGACTGATAAACTTTTGTTTTTAAACCCCAGTCAAATGCTACTTCATCAATTGTAGGATAAAAGATATCTCTGATCTGAGCGTAAGTCGGCGCAAAATAACCTAATGGTACTTTTGGGAACTCCCATGAAGTATTACAAAGGCTTGCACTACCAACCCAAGTTTTTCCAGAACCAAATCCCGCCACAAATGCACGGAATTTATTTTCCATCTGTAAAAAATTAGCCTGAGGTACATTCAGCGTCGGATTGATGTTCGGCATCTTTTTTACTCGCATCTACAACTTGAATGGTCACCTTGACTGGTGTTGGATCATCTTCCCGTTCGCCTTCTCTGATCTTCTCAATCTCAAGTTGTTTCAACTCAACATTTAAAAGCATCAGGTCATGGCCTTGCATTTCTTCCCGAACCTGTTTAATTACCCCCTGCTTCATCAGCCTGTTATTTTTCCAGCCCTCATAAATATTCTGGAGCTCTCTTAAACGATAGGCTTTATTGGCCAGGGGAATGTCATAAACATTCTTTTGGAAATCTGCCCTGGTCTTATTAAACAAAGTAATAAGTTTCTTACTTAAGTTCTTCCCCGTTGCCTTTGTGGGGTCATACGCCTCACATTGTCTTCGGTCAATTTCTATACCAAATCTTTGTTTGACAGCATCCGCTACTTGTTGAGGGGTATCAAAGCAGGCAAGAGACTGAACTATAAAGATTTTCACAGGCTCTTTAAGCGCCGCCATACTCCCCCCTTCGTCCAACTACGTCCAACAAGATAGGCAAAAAAAAGAGCCACCAGGCTCAGTTGATTACACAATTTCCGCAGCATCTTGAAATATCTAAATCTGAAACAAACGGCGGATTCTTCGCAGCCTCAACAAGACGTTTTACACTCTTACTTGGTCCCCACCTTTTGACAACACCAATAAACTCTTCAACGTCATGCCCAGCCAAATAGTGCTTAGGTAATCCAGTGGAACTACTGAAGAGCATTTCGCCATCTTCATCGCGTTCAACACCTATGTGGTAAAGTTCATGCTCAATCAAAGCACAAAACTCGCTATCGTTTGCCTTATCGCAAAACCCGCCATCAATCGTAATTAAATATGTTGGTACAAAACCAAACCAGTCGCGCATTTGCTGTTCTTGTCTTGCTTTACGCCAGCCACCAACGTTAAACATAACTTTCTCACATTGCCCTAACACCATAGCTTGTTTACTTTTATAAGCTGAAGAAGCCCAAGCAAATGCTAAAAACTCATCTTGATCATGAAGTATTTCCGCAATGTGGTCATGGTCAGGGTTGTGAAGTGGTCCACCCAATGTAAGAAAGTTTGCTTTAACCCACTCCATTAATTCTGGTGCAGGGATTAAACGGATAGCTTTCTCATTTTCCGATTGATCAAGAAAGTCCGTTGGAGGGAATGGTCTGATCTCCATTAAATATTTGCCTCTTTAAATTTTCGAGCCACTGGCTGGCAAAGTGAGCTTGTATCTGTAATGGTCCAGATTCATTGATTTTGAATCTAGCTGCAGATTCCAATCGAACAATCGTATACCCCATAACATGAGCAGTATCTTCACGATCCGAATCATAAGAAATTTGTTTTCTTTTTCTTCCTGCTGACCAAGGGCCGCCAGCAATTTCCACTAAAATTTTGTACTCAATTAAATGAAAATCAAATCGCCAATGCTTTGTTGTTTTAAACTGAAAATTCTTTTCATATTTAATTTCCAGAATATCTAAAGCCTTTGTAAATTCTTCTTCTGCTTTTAAATATTTCTCGGTGGCTTTAGGTAATGGACGGCTTTTGGGTTTTGTTTTAATCTCCCTTTTTCTTGTTAGGCCAAAATAGTCTTTAATTTCCATATAAAGCAGTCCGTAAATTTTTAACTTGCCCCTTTAATCGAACAATTATCCTATCTATAACGAGCATCTCATCACGAGTTAGACCTGTACGCGATAAATTTTGATAACGCTCCAATTCTAAGGAAAATTTATCAAGATTCTTTTTACCTTCATTTTTGTCCATAATCACCCCAAGAAATGCCAAGACATCCAGATTATTGCGACACATAATGTTAGCCAGATGCCGACTTTTACACCCTTGATAAGCTTTGATTCCTTAAGGCCTTCTATTGGTTCAAGAGTTAATTCATCATGAGCATTATTCCACTCATAAATGTCTTTCTTCTCTTTTGGAGTCATATAGACCTGAGCTTGCTTTTGAGTATGGGCTTCAGCATTCAAACGCTTTGCTTTCTTTTGTTTTCGATTCATTGGTGAACAATCCTTAAAAATAATTACCCAACAAAGTCTTTCAATATTTCAAGCAACTTTTTGGCTGCATCTTTGCTAATCACAATGTCTGAATCTTTTTGATAAATAATTACTGTGCTTTCTTCTACTTCAACTTCTAAATTGAAATATTTCTCTTGTTTAATTTCGATACTCATAAGTGTTCCTCTTTAATAAAAAAGAAAAGTCCCTCCAATAACCATTATTTAGAGGGGCCGTTTGTGCCAAAATTTACACGGCAAACTTTTAAAACCCTTTTTATTTATTTTCTAATGCAGTTACGCGTGTCTGAACTGCCATTAAGCTATTATTCAAAGTAGTGATTGAACTGCCTTGGCTTGTGATGCTTCCTTCAGCAGCAGTAACTCGTGTACTAATCGTATTCACCGCCGTTACATCTGCTTTTTTAGAAATTACAGCTGTATTAGCAGCAATCGCCGAAGCATTAGCATTTACGGTCTGCTTAAGAGAAGTTAATTCCGTTTTAAGAGCATTGATTTCATTCTCTAATTCAACGTTTGTCATAGTCATGTTTTCTTTTCCAAAATATATTAAAGAAATAAAAAAGCCCGACATAAAAATGAAGGGCTTAATTGCCACAGCTATCACAGTACTGTGGCCTACCGCTACTCACTTACTTTATAAAACCACTGGATGGGCACAGTATTTTACGTTTCAGCTTTCATCTCAATTTTTGGCGGGACATCACTCCCAATCTGGTATGTATTTCCTGCATATCCCATCCATGCGCGATGAACTGCATGGGTTGTGATGTCTTTCGTGCATCCCTACGCATTTACTCAAACAGTCTTTAGCTAATCAGTAAATACGTGATCGTGGGTTTCAATTCTTTTATTCTCTCCAGAGAAGTAATATTAAAAATAAAAAAACTCGGTCTCCGTAAGGATCCGAGCTTTTATAAGGGCAATAAAAAAGCCCACCTATTTAGATGAGCTTTTAAATTTAAGCTGGTCAAATTTATACTTCGACCAATTTAATAAAACTATACCTTAGTTAACGTAAAAGTGGAAACTAATTTCGAACTTCATTTAGAGTTTCTTCCTTGTAACGTCTAGCAATTTTAGAGGCTTTTTTAATTTCTTCTTCTAATGCAGCTACCATCAATTTTTCATACCGCTTCCAAGTTTGGCGATATACATCAGGATTCATCTGAAAACTTCTAATACCGGCATAAACTAAACGCCCTGGATCTTTATGTCCATTCTCCAGCTCTGGATCTAAAGCATAATCAATAACAATACGGGCAATTAACCAGGCTAAATGATAAATAGCAATTCCTTCTGGCTCTCTTCTTTTATCCTTTTTGGCTCCATCCATCATGATTTTCGCCAGGTGATTCCTAACGTACTCATAATCCTGTTGTGACTTTCCTTCGGTCATAATGACCATTGCAACTGATTTTGTAAGTTGATCACCCATAGCTGCTACCACCCCTAATTTATCTTGAAAGTCTATTGACCTCCCGTCTGTACATCTAACGTTCGCAGCGCCATAAGATGGTGACTTTAAGCTTGCTCCACTTACGAACCATTCAAAAATTTGAAATCTTGACCAATCCATTACAACTGTAGACTGCATATTCACCACCTTATTCATTACGTTAATTATTCAAATGCTTTTGGAACTCACTAAAAAGTAGTTCCTCAATTGGTTCGTCTACACTTAATTCATGATCAAGTGACCAAGGATTTATATAAACCTTATCCTCACAAATAACGGCGAGCTTCCCTTTAAATTCACAACCAGAAAATTCCTGACTGTATTTGCGAACATATAGTCCAGCCAATGCATCAAATTCATCTGTAGTTAAAAATGCCTCCATATTTATTTTTAATATGAAAAACTTCTTATCTACAGTCCAACCTATCGTTTCAATATCGGTCATAAACCCTCCTTAAACCTCTCTAACATCAATACCGTGCACGGTTTTCATTAAATGTTTTTTGTTGCGATAGCTCGGTAATTTGCGAGTCGCAACTGATTTAACATCCTCAACGATGTATTCGCCATTAATGAGGTAATAAGTAAAGTCAGCAAAATATCTAAGTGCCGGCTTTGTGCGTTTCTCCCCCTCGATCTTTGTTCTAGGTGCCAATTCAAATCTTGTATGATGTTCTAACCCAAAGATTTCCCCTCGTTGCTGCAATGCTTTAAGTTCGATGTAACGCTTGTATTCTTTAGTACTGTCAAAAGTCATTCCATCCAATTTAATTTTCGAAGCATTAAACTTGTTTCGACCCTTTTTAACTTTTTGAGCTTTCGGACATGTTGCGCGGTAATCTGCAAGGCTCATTGAACTCATTCTTCAAACGTCTCCTTTCTTGCCAACCACCACAAAACCACCGCACCGCTAATAGCTGCTGTAAAAAATGAAATGAGTAAACCCCACGCTAAAATCTCGAATTTATTCATATATTCGCCCCATCAATTAGCTGAAGAATATTTCTAGGAATCGGCATACCCTCCCGACGGCACATCTCTGCGTATTCGTGTGGATTATCGAAAGGATCAGGGCCCAACTCTTTTATAAGCTCAGGCTCTTTTTCCTTAGCCTTAAGCTTTTGTACTGGTACAGGTTTACGACCATTGATTTTTAAACGTTCCATCAATGATTGGAGATGCTTTTGCGCTTCGTCATTGCTTACTGGGGTGTGTTCAGGTTCTTTATGCTCTAGTTGTAGCGGTGGAGTGTAAAACTCTTGCTGACGGCCTTTTAACTGAGCTTTAGCCACCATCACGTTGTAGGTCCCGAAGAAATTATCTTGAGCTGCTCGCATTTGGCCGGCTTCGATCAAATACATCACTTCGTCTAATGCATATTTTGTAATTTGTGTAATAACCACGGTACGGTCAGTCGTAAACTTACATGCACGTGACCAAGCTTCCTCTGGAGACATCCAACTTTCACCGATACACCAGGTGCGAAATTCAGCAAATGACGGCATAAAACGCCCACCTGCTGTAAGTAATCGAGCAAGTGCGTTGTTAAATTGGTTTTGTTGAACGCCAACCAGTGTTTTAAGTGCGATTTGCTCAACCACTGACAGAGGAATTGCACTTTCGCCTGTTGCTGGAAATTGCTTATTGAACTGAGCAGCGTAAACAGTGCGAAGAGAAGCGATTAATTGACGCACTTCGTTCAAGGTAATCTCATGCATGACCTACCTCCTCAATCATTGGAAACTTTTTTGCCGGGGTTACATCCAAAATTTGAGATTCGCTTTGTTCCTCAAAAAGATTGGCGAAGTAACCCGGCTCTTGTGGTTTTTGACCGGTTGAAGTGATTTGCTCTTGTTTCTTGCGGTTAGCAGCAACTTGTTTCTCGTTGTTTTGAACCCAAGAGAACCACTTAACCAACCAGATGCTTGGTGTATTCAACGAGCTTGATTCATTTGCAAAGTACCAGTCACCGAAGTTTTGAATCATGGTTCTCAAGTCGATTTCAGGTACCGAAACAAATCTTTGTTGAGCAAGTGAGATGAAATCGTATTGAAACTCGCTGTATTCAGAAATGAATTCACGCATTGAATAGCGTTTGTGATCATCGATCTGATACTGAGCAAATTGAATTGGAGTTAATTGCGAATTTTCTCCACGCGTATTACTACTACTATCAATAATTGGTTCTTGGTTAATGGTTAATGGTTTATGGTTATTGGTTGGTTGCACGCCCGTTTGTTCTTCGTTTAACGGATTTTCAACGACCGTTGAATTTTCGTTAGACGATTGATCATCTTTTGATGAACCACTGTTGGACGAACCTTTCTTTTTCGCTGCACGTTTTGCAGCAGACGCTTTACCAGCCTCACTCGCTTGTTTCTTTTTCCCGTGGTATTCAGCAATTTCTCGTTCACAACGATTATTGCGATAAACACCTTCTTCAAGAATGAAAAACTCATCAAGTACATATTTGAGAGCTTCTTTTTGCTCTTCGGTAGTACATTGCAAACGACGTGCTAAACGATCAATGCTTGTTGCATCAATCGCCTTCTCCGTGTCGTAATACATGTCTAATAAGTCACGGTAAATCGCACGCTCAATTAAACTGAGGTGGCGAGTCGCATTGTTAAAGTCACCAATATGGTGTTGGTAATAATTCATGCGGCCCCCTTAATTTGTTGCGTAATAAATGGATTATTTGCTCTGGCAATTGCGGCCATAGGCTCTGGTGAAACACTATTGCCGCACATATGGACTTGTTCAGTCTTAGTTAATGGCTTTCCATCGTGTCCACGGTCAATAATGTAAGACTGTGGAAATCCTTGGGCTGTATACAACTCACGTGGATAAAGCATGCGCATTTTTATATCCACAATTACCCATGGTTCTCCTTTAACCCAAACAGTTACAAGAGCTAGTCGGTCTTTAGTGGTTAGGGTGTCGATGGGTGCAGTAATGTCGCGGGCATCGCCGTTTCCGTAGTAATTGATTAAGAAAGCCGCGACACGCAAAGCACCATCAATATTTTCTTTACTCAATTCCGCAGTAACTAACTGCTGCTGGCTTCCTTTATTTGTGATTGTCGTTAACGGTTCACGTAAATCGTGACCTGCCGTTTCGTTAAATCCACCGTTAGCCTGCATCATGTAGGCTGTAACTAAGTTACGTTGAGCACCTGATGCTGTTACTGTACCTAAAGGTTGACTAATGCAGTCAAAACCTTGGCTCCATCGTGGGTTATCAGGTGTTCCTTCGCCATGTCCTACATGTACAAGCATTGGTGCCACTAACGCATGATGACCACCCTTAACTTGAGCGCATATCGTTGTTAAGGGCTCGAAAATGCCCCAATTCCGTTGGTGTGATGCATTTGCAAACTCTGTTAAAAATGGAGCTAAGATTGGGCTGATTAGAGAACTATGTCCACCATATCCAGCAGTTGTTGTGCCTAATGGCTCGGAGATTGCATGACCAAAACTCGTATTAAAGTCACGCCCAATAAATGGTGCTGCATTTTTTACGATGTATGGTTTTTTGGCATCAAGTACGAGTTTTTTCATTCCTCTTGCAACACGTCTCAAAGTCGCATCAACAAGAGGTTTTGGGCGATCAAAGATAGAATTACCCAAATCACTAAAATCAATGCACTCAGCTGCTTCACGCCATTTTTTCTGACCACGTTTAGGTTTTTTTGCATGCGTAGCTTCTGGCCAAACGATTGATTGTCCATCACAACGTGCAACCATGAACAAACGTTTACGTATTGTTGGAGCGCTATAGTCAGCAGCTATAATCTTTTTCCATTCCACAACATAACCAAGTCGTTGAAGACTACGCACAAAGTGGCGCCAAGTTTTACCCTTCTTTCTTGGATCTGGCACTAAGAACTGATTATTTCTTGGTACATGTTCACCAGGTTCTGCAACTCGATGCACCTTTTTACCGTTCACTTCGATTTTTTCTAAAGTAATAACACGTCCAGTGACCTTGTCGCGTTTAGCAATAAGTGGACCCCAATTAAGGATCTGCTCAACATTTTCCAAACTAATAACGTCGGGCTTAACCTTGCCTGCGAACTTAAGAACCACCCATGAAAGGTCGCGTATTTCTTTTTTACGTGGTTGACCACCAGCGGCTTGCGAGTGATGTGTACAGTCTGGGCTTGCATGAAACCAACCCACTTGATAGCCATCGCATATTTCAACTGGATCTACTGCGAATACATCTTGAACATAATGCTTAGCATGGGGGTGATTAGCTTCATGCATAGAAATAGCTTTAGGGTTATGATTTACAGCAACATAAACAGGTCTGTTTAAGCCCATTTCTAAACCAGTGCTTGCACCACCGCCGCCCGCAAAGAAATCAACAATGATTTTTTCCGAGAAATTCAGATCAAACTGAGTTCTGAAAGAACGTGTAGCATCAACAAATGTATTCATGCTTCACCGCCTTCATTCATCTGAATAAAAGTGCTGCCCAAATAACGGATCCGTTTAGCCCGATATAAACTTGAAATGATTTGACCAGCATGGACCAGATAAAGACCATGCTTTCCGTGTTGATCCACCAAAGCTTGCATAAACTCATCACGTGTTACGGCAGCGTTATTTACATCACGGTTTTGACGAGCTAAATTTTCCTTTCGTTTTTTCAACAAACCAGACAAAGTTCTTAATGCTGGTTCATGCCAGGATTGAATATTCTTTTGTTGTTGTTCAGAGGTACTCATGACACCTCCGCTAATGCTTGCTCAGCGCTTGTTAGTCGGCGTTTGGCATTAAGTTCAGCAACTGTTGCTGTGCGGATTTCTTTTGAAGAAACCAGAATCAAATGATTCTCTGATTTGATGGTCCATAAACTAGTCAAGGTTTTATTTTTGACTTCAAACAAATCATTTGATTTAAAACTACGGCACTCTTCAGTAAGTACCACTACATCACCCACTAAAAACTCTTGTAAGTTGTGTTTGGACGTTTGATTTGATAAATTAGTTTGCATATTCATGGGTTCCTAAATTTGTGAATTAAGAAGCCTGATCTTGACCATCAGGCTTTTTTATTGCGTTCTCTCCGAACGGATTGTTTTCTTTGTTCATATAAATCAAAACGTTCTCTGGGTATTCCAGATACCTGTGACATAAGATTCTTGTCATCTTCACAACGCTTCATATCCAGAATGGCTAACCATCTTAAATACTGGCTGTTAGACCAGCCTCGTTCATATGCTTCCCTTGCCACATGCTCAGCTACAGGCTCAGATAAATGTGTCGGCATGCACACCGTCTTTTTTGCACTTGGCTTTTGTTTGGTCATGGTTGTTCCTAAACTGATATTTGTTCATGAGGTCAGTTATGCTATAGACGACTCTGGCTTAGCATTCTCAAGTAGCCATTCAGCCGTAAACTTTCCACCGCTATTAATTGCAAGTATCTGGGCATATTTGGTTTCGCCCGTATATTCAGTTCTTGGTAATACCCCTCGTTTTTCCATCTTGCTCATGGCCATGTATGTACGGTTTAGTAACGCTGCTGCTTTAGATCGACCACCAACAGCATCAAAAGCATATTTAATGGGATTCAAAGTTAAATCTCCCTTTTAATTGATTTCACCAAAATTAAATCATAGGTTTAATTTTAATACAATCCATGATTGCTTCTATTTTTTTAAATTTCCAATAGAATTTTAAACCAAAGGTTTATTTTATTAATGATTATGGAATCTATAGCTGAACGCATCCAAGCAGCACTTGATTATGCAAATCTAAAATGGTCAGCAGCATCTCTCAAATTGGGACTATCAGCTCAAGCTGCATCTAACTGGAAAAAGGGGAAAATTGGTAAGGAAACCCTGAAAGAGCTAGCGGCTTTAACTGGAGTAAGTGCCGGATGGTTGCTAGATGGTTCTGGATCAATGATCGAGTTGGCTGACAATCCTGAGAATGCTGATGCATATAGGCCAGTTATGGCATGGGAAGCACCGGATGACCTCGATCCTAATTCTTTTATGATTATTCCGCATGTAGACGTCAAGTTTTCCGCAGGTAATGGCCGACTGGTTGAATTTGAGCCAACAACCAGGATGACGGGATGCGCACAACGCATGGAGTGGTTTCATAAGAAAAAAGTTTCACCTAAAAATCTTGTAGAAGTGGATGTTGATGGTGACAGTATGGAACCAAGGATACCAAGCGGCAGCGTTGTAATTATCGACAAGTCTGTTAATAGACTAGAGCAAGTTCAGAACAGAAAGGTGTATGCAATCAGGTATGGTGATGAACTAAAAATCAAAAGATTATCTCGTAGATATGACGGAGCCTTGATTATTGATAGTGATAATCCTAGCTATGAAAGAGAGATCGTTGAGCCGCAAGACTTGGAGCATATTGGCATCATTGGTAAATATGTTTCTCATTCTTATGATGGTGAAATTTAGGCGAGCTAAGTAATTAATTTTTAAAGAAAAGAGGGTATTATGATCGCAACACTTAATAAATCCAAAACTGCGCTAACGATTAATCGCCAAGAGTTCAAATTAGCATTAGGTAAAATTGGCGAAGGTATTGAAAAACAAATAGCCTCACTTAAAAAAGCCAAGCAAAGTTATGACGCTACTGAAATGGCATGTGAGGTCATTAATGAAGCAAATATCTTTGAGGCTATAATCGAAGGATTTAATGAAGCTGAAGGTACTAATTTAAAACTATCAGATATAAGTAATTTGGAGCAAGCGCAAGGCTGGGTTGATGATTTTCTAGAAAAGTACAGCACTTGAAAAGGTAAATAAGAAGAAGTTGATGAGGTAAGATTCGTAATGAATAAAAAATATATGCCACCAGAACTTTACGAATACAGGCATCTAACAAGCACTGAACAAATGGCAATTCATCAGATGCTTATTTCTTATGTTCGTGAAGATCACCGCTTCAATATCATCATGATGGGGGCTGCGGAGCCTTACAACTTAGTAAAGATAATCAGTGTGAATTTTGAAAATGAAGCTGCAGGTATATGGATTCACTTCGAAACTATTGTTGGTGAAAAGCTGGCCTTGCCTATTGATTTCATTTCAAGAATTGAGTTTTCAGGGCAGCAGGAAATTTAATAAAAAAGATTAGTTTAGGGTTGGAGGAATATTAGGAAATGAAGTGGAATCCACAATATGCAAAAAATTGAAGTTAACTCCCGTAATATCAGCCATGTTCTTTATCAACACTTCTTGTTGACGGTAGTGCTTAGAACAGGTGAAAGGTTTATTTACAGACTTCTTGAAGCAACCACATTCAAAGAGTTTGTTGATTCAGAAGATAAAGATAAATTTTATAGAAGTCATATTGAGGCTAATAAAGAATTTAAGCGGATTCAGCTTTTTGTTTAATTGAAACCGTGACCCGACACAGTGCTTTAAACCATATCGGTAGAGAATATATGTATAAGATACCTAAAGTAGTTATTCCTGATTCCGCTAAAAAATATAGGCCTCCCAAAGTTAAATTAACGCTAGAAGAAATCAAGCAACTTTCAGATGACGAGTTAATGATGCTTTTAAGCGGTGAAGGCCGAAGCGGAATTATCCCAGCACCACTTCTACAAGCTATAAGCTATGAATTGACATCAAGACAGATTAAAAAATCCAGCAAACCGCATTGGACTGCTTATGTTGGGGTGCTGCTGGCCTTAATTGCTGCAGTCACTGGTGTTGTTGCAATACTAAAATGAGAGTAACGATAACAGAGCACATTGAGATAAAACTAAGCACAAAATTTACTATACGTTTGTTTTTGATTTTCATGACATATCCACCAGTAGCACCCTCTTAACAAGTAAAGCAATTGAGGTGATTAGAGGTATTAAGCTAATTAACAGACCAGCTCTCGTCAACTTTATTTCACACATAAGAACTCTCTTTAAAATGTGAACCAAATGGCAATATTCACAAGTATTGTTACCATGCTAATAAACATTTGCATATTTAGTATCTGATCTAATTTCATAAAAATACCTTTGTCAGGTTAAATCAGCGACCAACCCACCACCACGGTGGGTTTTCTTTTGTCTATTAAATCTAAAATTTAAAATAAATTCAATCTTAGGTTTAAATATCTATTGCATCAAAATTAAATCTAAGGTTTAATAATTTTCACCAGATAACAAAAAAGCACACCGCCCCTCCCCAGGTCCGATGTGCTTTTGCAAAACTGCGAGATCAATTATGAACGTAAAAGCTACCCCTTTCAACTCATTTGCATTTGTCAGCATGGCTGCTCTTGCAATCTCTGGTGGATCTTTAGTTGCTTGCCAATTGCAGCCAGCTTTCCAAACAAAAGAAGCACCTACTCTTTTTACACCTAAAACTCAACCAAGTACTTACGGTGTGTTAACCGCGAAAATCACAGGTAAACATTCTGGCGTTGCTGTAATTAAATTAGATAGCTTCCGTTTAAACGTTAGCTTTGATTTTGAAGCTCATCCAGACAGTTACGGCGTTCCGGGTTCTGAATTTACCGCTGTTGATATTACTCAACTCACGGTAAATGAAATTACTGATGTTAATGGTAAGTCATATAACGATTTCACCGAATTTGAAGACATCCGAAATATCAATGATCTTCTAAAAGGCTTCATCGAACGTAACAAGTTGGTGGAGGCTTAAAGATGACTAATTTCAAAAAACACCCTGACGGCTACATGTCATTTTTAGGCCGTGATGATAAAGGGCTGTATTCAGTTCGCATTGGCTGGCAAGTGTACGCATCTAATGCTAATGGCTCAGTTCTTTACAAAGTTAAAGACGGAGTTAAGACGCCTTTAAATGTGTTCAGGTTCCAAACTTCTTATCCAAAAGTTTGGAATGAACTCACACAAGAAATCGACTTTCAACGCAGAAAGCAGCTCGCAATAAAACTGCGTGAAACAAACATTCCTACTTATGACCGCAAAGCATATAAGCAAAAACGCGGCTTCACCGGCTCTAGATGAGGATAAGAAAAATGACAACTGAAAACTCAAAAGACAACTTACATATCTGGAATGCAGTTAAGCAAACGCCTACCAATTTTCTTAAAAAAATTGAGTTTGGTTATTTAAAAGGTAAATCAGATATTAACCCTCAATGGCGATTAATGGCTATGACTCAGGCCTTTGGTCCCGTTGGTCATGGCTGGACTTATAGACATGTACGTTTATGGTCTGAAACTGCTCCAGATGGAACCATTATGGCTTTTGCTGAAGTAGCAGTAAAAACCAAGATTGATGGTGTTTGGGGTGAGGAATTTTTCGGCAACGGCGGTTCAGCAATTGTTGAAGTTCAAAAGGGCAAATTAGTAGCGATTGATGAAGGTTATAAAAAGGCCGTTACTGATGCTCTTGGTGTAGCGTTTAAAGCTATTGGTGTGGCAGCTGATGTCTACCTCGGTAATTTTGATGGAAGTAAATATCTATACAACTATGACTATGCCTATCTAGAGCAAAATGCCTCTACCCCAGCAGGTCAAAATACAAATCAAAATAATCAGACAATCGCTCAGGGTGGTAACCAGAAGCCGCCTCGTACTCAGGACCAACTATATCAAGATGCATTAAAAGCAATTAAAGATGCACCAGACACCAACATCTTAAATGCTGCGATTAAGAAGTTTAAAGGTACTACGTATGAGGCGGGTATCAATAGAGCATGCCAAGCACGTGCCGATCAGATGGGTTGGGCACCTAAAAACAATCCTCAGCAAGTTCAGCAACAACAGTCGTTACATCACTAAAAGGAGAGCTATTTATGTCTAACTTACTAACTGCAGCTGAAGCATTTGCAGCTCTTCAAAACGGTAAAACTGTTCTATGTCGTCCAGCCGGAGACATGTTGGACTTTGCCGATTTAGATCAATTCCCCGCTTCTGTTTTTGGCAAACCGGGTTTTGAATTCTGCATCAAAATCGAAACTATTGAACTGGCTGGCATTACATTCACAAAGCCATTAACTATTGATGAGTATGAAGACGGTCAGGAAGTTTATGTAATCAATACATATCTCCCTTCAATTTATATCATAGGATTTGAAACTGCTGCACTCATTGAAGCTATTAAAAGAGGATTTGTTCAACGTGATGCAGAAAATGCCAAGCTTCAATTAAAAGCACTGTCCAAAGCGTTAGGTTTTGAAGTTAATGATGACTTAAGTGTTATTCGCTTAGGTGATGAAAAAAAGAAACAGCGTGGCAAGAAATCAAAAGCTGAGCCAGTGGCAAAAGTAATACCTTCTGAAGTTTTCCCTGCAGATAAACAGCCAGCGATTGTTATTACAGAACAAACTAATGTCACAGCTTCCGAAGACCTATTAACTCCAGTTACTAACGAACTTAATATTAAGCCGAATGTTAATGCCCAATTTGAAATTTTGCTTGATGCAATCCGTATTTGCCAGTCAGAAAAAGAGCTAGATTCAACTTGTGCGAATCTTGAAAAAGAAGGCTTTACTCAAGAGCAAATTGACCAAATAAATCTGGCTAAGCAAGAACGATTAATTGAACTCGATTTTATTGAAATGGATGCTGCTGATACAGCTAGTGAACAAGTTTTTTCTGATTTAGATGCGCAAGCAAATGATGAAGTGGCAACCATTTCAATGCCTGAAAATTATGAATCATTAGTTCAAAGCATCCAGAACTTTCATACCCCTGAAGAAGTTAATAGTGTTATCCGTTACACCACTAAATGGACGGAGGAACAACGTAAGCCACTATTAAATGAAATGCACAAACGCCTTGCAGAGTTAAAGCAAACAAAACAAGAAGATGATGGATTATCACCTTTAATCGTCCGCCTCCAATATGCGGCAGATCTAAAAACGCTTGAAGAATTAGAGTTAGAAATTCCTTCACGCCATCAAGACGTTCATAAAACCTTATGGAATATGGCCAAAAAGCGCCGTAGTCAACTCAATGCAGCCACTCATGAGCCAGCCTATCTTTTAGAGGATGGCCTCTAATATGAAAGATCAGTACAAGAAAGTGAGCCCAAAACACATGCTTGGTTTTATGTACTACTTGCAATTGCTGGGCTACGTAATAGTCCGGCAAGGCATGGATCAAGCAATGTTCCTAACAAAACATTATGCGGTACCAGTCGCTTGGCGCCGCATAACGATCGACTACAACAACCGTTTAAATAAACCAGCACAACAACTTTATAAAGAGTTTGTTGAGTGGACTAAAGAAGAATATTTGAGGGCTTAGGTAATGATTGATTTAAAAACTAAACAAGCATTTTGGGCTGAGCAATTGCCTATTTTTAAAGAAAAATATTGGATTCCCGAACATTTAGATGTCCTCGAATTCGATATGAATGGCGGCTGTTTTGATATTGCTGAAGGTGTCAAAACTGATCTAAGTGAAGAAGACCTTTTTGATGTTTACCATCGTGTAAATAGTGGTTGGGCAATGTGGAAGAAAGCCGTAGATTTCATGAAATCCAAAGTTCCAACGTGGATTAGCGTGACTGATGAATTGCCACCTACTGACATAATGGTACTTATTTGTTGGGCAGATGCTCCTGATGTCACCCCAGAACAAGACTATATGACTATTGATGAGGATTTAAATAGCGTATGGGCAAACTATCAAAATGATCCACCTTCACATTGGATGCATTTTCATAGTGTGCCAAACGTATCGGGAGCTGAACAATGAGCATAACACTTAGCGGTCATCAACTAAAAAGCCTTCTCGAATTTGTAAATCCAGATGGTGAGAAAGATTTAGATCAACTTGATACTGAACTAACAATTAAATTCTTTGAAGATGGCCACAGTGGAAAAGGCTATTACTTTTGGATGACCGAATATCCAGATGAAGGTGCAATGAAGTTGGATATTGAATCAGGAGCTGAGGGATGAGTGACTATATGCACATGACACTTGAGCAGCTTCAGCAAGAACATGCAGAGTTACTTCTGTTTAATGAAGAATTGGATCGTCGTTGTAAAGCTCACAAAGCAGATGCACAAAAATATCAAACTAAGTGCTGGCACATCACAACACTTTTGATGAATCCAGTTGATCAAGACATGACTTTGAAAGCAATCCAAACAGTGATTGAAAGGGTTGGTGAAGAATGAGTAGTCTCGATTTTGAGCAACTTTATCTAATGGCTCTCATGAATAGTAAAAAGCCAAAGTACGTTTTGAATTGGGTTCATGTCTCCAGACATGGGCCAGGTGCGACAAAAGCTACAGAAATTTGTGAATATTTTGGGATAGATCCAGAAGGCACTGATTTTAGAAAAGCGGAAAGTAAGGAGGAGTAAATGGGACAAATAGTTAAAATAGAGGCTAGCATTCTAGAAAAGATTGTTGCTGTAGCTGAACGTATTGCTCAGTCAAAAGAAGAACGCCGAGTTGGTCGTGAAGAATTTGCACACATGCTCAATATCGAACCTGAAACTCTAGACGCTCGGATTCGTGAAGGCAGATACCAAAGGCCATACAAGGATGGGCGAAAAAGTTTTTGGTTATTGTCCTACGTGCAATCTGTCGTTACAGACACAAAAGAATCTGGTAAAGTAGCCACCTATTGA